CGAAAATTCTGCAGCACAACAGCAACAAGAGTGACACCCACATCTCTGGTCGTCACGTATTGACATGTTTTTACACATATGTTAATATAAATAATATCAACCGTCACACTATACAATGTGACAGTTACAAGTCAAAGGCCCGAAATTATCGTACCCTGCGGCGAATGTAAACAGTACCCTTGTCGGGGGTGCTATCATCCGTGGGGTTTTTCCTTGCGAGATATAAAAAAAACAATCATGTCTATCAAATCAACAATCGCAGCACTAGCTGCATCACCTTTCGTACTCGCTGGAGCCGCTTTTGCTGGTCCTTACGTGAATGTAGAGAGCAATCTTTCATATCCTGATGGAGAGTACAACAACGCTACTACAGATCTTCACGTAGGTTACGAAGGTTCACTCAGCGAAAGTGCTGACTTCTATGCACAGATTGGCCCTGCCTTCACTGCTGTAGACGGAACTGACGGTTCTGAAACTGAAATATCTGGTAAAGTTGGCGTTAGCGTAGCTGCTACTGAGAACCTTGGAGTATACGGCGAACTCGCTGGTATTACTGATGAGGCTTCCAATGGCGACGACGAAATCGACTGGACTGCTAAGCTTGGTGCTAAGTTCACATTCTGATCTCTAATCAGATAACGCATATAAAGGGGCCTTCGGGTCCCTTTTTTTATGTTATAATATAATATACTTGCTAAAATATCTTGGCAGATAAGAAACAATACGAGAAGACACCTTTTCGTAAATACTACGAAGAGTTTTGTGAGGTCTTCGGACATCCGTTATGGATGTTACCCATGTTTGGTCTTACTTTCTTTCTTATGGTAGAAGTAATGCATACCCACTATCATCAGTCTGCTGAAGGAGATGCTCATGGATATTGTGGTCAGAAAGAATTTGTTAAAGAATTAAAAAGATTTTACGAGAATAACGCATATTAAATGTTAGGGAATAGGTACAAATACTTGACGTAAATTTAATGTTTGCTATATAATTATGTTACGTTTCTTAACACAACTTAAATGACTGTTACAACGGAAGACGGCGGAAGACAAAACATGTACGCCAAAGAACCCCGTATGGAAGTACTCGAAGAAGAGTATGGTCCTGCAGCCGAAATGGCTAATGGACGTTGGGCAATGATCGGTTTTGTAGCCGCTGTCGGAGCCTATGTTACTACTGGGCAAATCATCCCTGGCATCTTTTAAGATTCAGGTCTCTTACACCCACCTTAACAGGTGACTTTCTAACCCTCAAATCTAACGAAAGGAGCAAACAAATGACTAAAGAAGCAGAATTAACAAATGGCCGTTTGGCAATGATTGGTTTTAATATATTAATTATCAATTACGTTATGACTGGAAATATCATTCCTGGTATTTTCTAATGACCACATCGTCAATAAAGAGAAGAGGAATTGATCCACAACTTTTATTGACTGCAAGACTAGCATATACTGCATGGGTAACTGGAGTACTTGGTTTAGAATTCTATTACCAGTACCTCCATAACCCTGCGGTTCATATGTTCTTTCAGTCTAGGGGTATATTCCTATTCTAAAAATGTAACAAAACTAAATAATTACTCGTAACTTTATCTCCGAATCAAAACAAAATGGGCGAATTAATATACGCTACTGAATCAGTCTCACCAATATGGGCATTAGTATTCCCTTTTATCCCTGTACTTATACTACTTGGATTCTGGGCAGCTGCTGGTGGTGGATTTAATGATGATGACGATGATGATTTTGGCGGAGGTAAAGGTATACGGGTAGGCCAAATGGAACCTGTACCAGTTACAGTTCCTGCAGGAGCATAAAATGTATCAAGTATTTTTTCTATCCACATTAGCAGCCTACGTTTATTTTAACGGAGCACAATTTGTATTACAATGAATCTTTTACATCATTGTACAATGGGAATGTTTTTAACTGTGGTAATAGGCGGAAGTCTGGCAATATTAATTACTATTTTCACTTACGATAAAAGACTATGACCGATATGTTAATGAGTCCTTACAGGGACTTGATAGAATTTGGTTTCTTTGTTAGCATAGGACTAACTGCTGGATCTTTAGGATTAATTTAATGGAAAACAACATCACTTACGATGAAACAGATACTATAGTATGTGGTGAAGCACAAGCATATTTTAATAGTTTGGATGATGAAATAACAGAGTCACAATTTAAATTGAGACAGGATTCTTTGAGGTTGTTGATGGCAAACTTTGGTGGATCAAATCCTGCTCAATCGATTTATGAATGTGCTCATGAGTGGTCAGGTAAACAATCGACCACTAATGGGCTTGTCAGTTATTATAAAGCATACTATACTAAATAGCATACTCGTTTAAATAAAATGCAAAAAGTAGTAAATGTACTTGCTGTTGCGTCTAGCGTTGTATCTCTTGCCGTTGTTGGCAGTGGTATATATGTATACGTACAGCGAGATCAACTCATTGATAATATTAAGTCTCAAGCTCTTGAAGCTGTATTGGGTGGTTCTGGTGGATTGGGTGGAGCACTTGGTGGATCTGCCGTAAGTGGAGATGCACTTCCTACTGGTGCTAATGATCTTTCTCCTACAACTAATCCTGATGTTGCTCCACAAGCAGCTGCACCTGACGCACCTGCAAGTCCTTTTTAAGCATATATAAGAATAGTCACTCCTGTTCTTATGGCCGAAGAAGTAAAAGAAGAATTAGAAGAGCATAAAGAAGAAAAAAAGAAAGGTCTTCTTGCTAAAGCAAAAGCCGCTATCCTTCCTGACGCTGAAGAACAAGCCGCAATCATCAGTACTATGGTGAGAATCGGAGTTCTTGTGTGGTCGGGAGGGATTTTGACTTTAAATTACGTGGCCATACCTGGAGTTCCACAGCAAAAAATAGATCCCACATTCATTGCTTCGGTGTTTACTGGAGTTTTAGCTAGCTTCGGAATTCAGACAGCATCTAAAAAGGGTGATGGTACTATGAAGATGGACAAGGGTGGTGGTAGTGGTCCTAATGGATCTATATCTAAAGCAGATATGGAGAAGTTGATTGCTAAGGCAACTGAAGCAGCACCTGCTCAGACAATTAGAATTGAGCAAGCACCTTTGGTCTTGACTCCACAACAATCGACAAATCCTCCTAAAGAGTGATATAATAAATATCATTCGAATGATAGGAATTACTCATGGCATCATATCAAGTTACAGTTGTAGATACTGAAGGTAACGAAACAACTTTTCAGTGTCCAGATGATGAATATATTCTAGACAAAGCCGAGGAGGAAGGTGCTGATGCTCCTTACTCCTGTCGTGCTGGTGCTTGTTCTACATGTGCTGGTAAGGTCTTGGAAGGAACTGTAGATCAATCTGAACAATCATTCCTTGATGATGATCAGGTAGATGATGGATTTGTTCTTACTTGTGTCGCATATCCAACATCGGATTGTAAGATTCAGTTGGGTGAAGAAGAAAACCTTTAATTAAAACTAATGGGATTACCAGACAAAGCACAGAAAGCATTTGATAAAGTCGTTGCTTGGGATAGAAACCTAGCAAAGAAATTTCAGGACAAGTTTAACCTGACTGATTATCAAATGCTTGTTATTTCATTTGCAAAAGGATTTATTATTGGAGCAATTTTATTGTAATGGAATTGAATGATGGTAATGTTGTTGAAGTTCTTAATGAATTATTACCCTACATCGAAGCAGATGGTGGGTGGTTAGAATATGTTGAGACAGAAGAAGGATGGGTTAAGGTAAGACTTGGTGGTGCATGTTCTACGTGTGCTATGAGTTCTCAGACATTAAAGATGGGAATAGAAAAGAAATTAATGATCGAGATACCAGATGTCAAAGGAGTCGTCCAAGTCTTATAATACCTTTGGGATGTTCTTTATGACCATCTTGACGCAATTTAGTTTTGTTGGTATACTAGTATTGTTTTGTATATTAATATAATGTTAAACACGTTAGCAGCAGCATCCCTTGATCTTAATGAAGCGTGGAATTTATCTTGGGGTGAAGGCATTCAATTTATTTTAGTTCTTGCTTTTGTTTATTGGTTGAAGGTACAGATAGATACTAGAGCAGGACTTGGTAAGAAAAAGCGTAACGAACTTAAAAGAGTTATTGTAGAAGCAATTAAGGAGGCAAATGGATGACCCTTATCGATTGGTTTAAAAATCTATTCTATGGATGGAATGAACCAGCAACTAAAGATGAACCAGATCCAAAGATTGCTGAGTTAGAAGAGAAGGGTTTTCATTATAACAAGGAAGAACAACAGTGGGAAAGAACTTGGTTGGTAGCAACTAAGACTGGTGCAGAGACTTCTAAGGAGGTTTGGACGAATGAAGATGGTGGTTGGAGAGTTGCTATGTATGGAAATGAGGGTGAAGTCTTCTTTGAATATAAGGTCAGCGAGTCAACATAAAAATAGTTAATATTACTCATAAGTAAAATAAATATTTGGGTAACGTGGAGTTGAAAGATCATGTCCCACTATACCGTTCAATACCTAGATGAATCTAGGCATCACCAAAGCATCTGTGAATATGCAGAGGATGCTTTCTCAGCAAGAAATCAAGCAGTACAAGACGTACCATATTTACATTCTCATCCAAATAGTATAGACTGTATACTGTCAGAAGGCAGTTTATTCAGTGCTATAAGATGAAAACATTTATACAAACCCTGTGGATCATGTTAATATCTGCAGCGGTTATTTTTATGCCGAGGATGGCTTATGCAGCCGAAATTACTATGGGTTCCAACGGCAATTTGGTATTTGATCCTAGCGAACTTACTATTGCTGCTGGTGAATCAGTCACCGTCACTAACGGAGATCTACCCCCACATAATTTTGTGGTAGCAGATCATCCAGAACTATCACACCCAGACCTTGCGTTTACAGGTGGAGAAAGTTTCACAGTAACATTTGATGAACCAGGTGATTATGAATTCCAATGCGAGCCTCATGCTGGTGCTGGAATGAAAGGCGTTATTCACGTATCCTAATGCAAGAAGTTGTCCAGAGCGTCAACATAATGATTGGTATATTATTAGGTGGTGTATCTTGGTCAATTTACTATATAATGAGGTTAGCTTACCTTGAAATGAATGATGAGCGACAAAACACTAGAGGATCTGAAGGTTGATGCACACATAGCGGTGCTCCATACAAAGGTTGATGCTTTAATCGAAAAACAAAAAGAACTTACGGCACGAGTACGTGCTAATGAGAAGGTAGTAGCCGCTGTTACCCTATTGGGTACAGTGGTTCTTGCTGTTATTGGTGCTGGATACTTTGCACCCAAGGTAGAGGCAAGTCCATGGCCTAGTGTAGGTGAGATGATAAACAGAATAAGAGAACATGAAGCAGAGAAAACAAGAACTGACCCTGAAGACTCTATAAATAATGCACTAGCTAATTTGGAGATCTACAATGGGAGCGATGACCCCACCGAGCAGGAAGAGCTGCTACAACTTCAGAGTAACAGAGATTAACCGTGTTCTTGACGGGGATACTATTGATGTCACCATTGATCTTGGGTTTGATTTATTCAAGAAAGAAAGAGTTAGAGTTGCAGGAGTTGATACGCCAGAGAAGAGAACAAGAAACTTGGAAGAGAAGGCACTGGGAATAGATGCTACTAACTGGTTGAAGAAAAAGTTAGAAGATACTATTGCAGGTGATGGAGATGAACTTACTGTTAGAACTGAACTAGAAGGTGGTGTAGGTAAGTACGGTAGACTTTTGGGATGGTTATATATAAATGAGGATACAGTTTCTCTTAACGAACAAATGATCGAAGAGGGATATGCTCACGCTTATGATGGTGGAACCAAGGATATGAACCTTGAGGCACTTCGTGAGATTCGTAGAGCACATGGAACTTTAGTGGAGTAAACTATGAAAAAGTATTTGAATCAGACAACAGTTAATGTTATTGCTATAGCAACTGCTGTAGCATGGGGTGCTTGTCTTGTTGGGAATGTTCTTGATAAGGGTCCTGATAAAAAAATGAAGGAGCAATTGTTAATGAATCGACAATTGGATTACGATTTGGGTCGTATTAAGACTTGTGGTGAAATGAAACGCTATGGTGTTGATATAGATCCTAGAGCACCAATGCATTACTTATGTGCTGATGTAATTTTAACTAACTCAGGAGAATAACAATGGACAAGATTATTAAAAGTGCTGTATCTGCAGGAGCAGATGTAGTACCAGCAGCAGTAGAAGTTATTGAAGTGAAAGAAGCAGTTCAGGAAGTAGTAGCACCCCCAGACAATAGAGTTCGTGATTTTGGTATCTTAGTTGGGGTGGTTGTTCTTGCTGCGGTTTGTGCTAAACTATACAAGTGTACTGCTAAGAAGTAGTGGCTTTATTTGAACCCAAATTTCATTATCCAAAGGGTAAGGAGAATGGATTCCAGGAAAGAGTTCCTTGGACAGATAAACAATGTATTTTACTTTGCTTGGAGAATTGTATTATGATGGCTGGACAAGACAAAAATCAGGTTGAACGTATTATTAAAACGATGATGGAACCACGTAAGTATTTTCCTAATCGTTTATTGGATGATAACTTTGATCCTAATAATGTGACTTGTAGTATTGATGATGTAGAAGTTGACTGTGCTAATTTGGGTGATGAGTATCCTGCATTATGACTATGATGAACTTAAAAAAGAAACTGAAGGATCCTAATGAGAAGAGTGCGATCCAGAAGTTTGTTGGTGGTAAGATACCTCATTACCTAGCAGTAGCAGCATTTTTGTATGCTTTTATTGGTACTGGAGGTTTTTTACTTGGTATGATAACTGGTGCAGAAAAGAAAGCAGAGCAACAATTACAAGATAAGATTACAGAAATAGTAGATAAAGAATTGATGATGAGGTTTCCTCAGACTAGTGGACCTGTATTAAGAACCCAAAAGGATAATCAACAATGGGTTGATTTTATTAATAAGGATAATCAAAATGGGAATCCCTAATATACCAAGGGTTCAAGTTTATAATCAGAGTATTCCTTATGTACCTGCATGGCAAATCAATCAGCCATATGTTCCTAATTTTTATCCTGTAACTAATCATCTAGGGTTTCCTATTGTGAATATCCCTGGTTGTGTTGCAATGCACAAGGATAACAAGAGGCATAATAATGGTCTTCCTATTGAAAAAGGATTGGTAACTAATGACCCTGATGGTGCAATGACAGTGTGTCCTGACGGATCATATCCAACATTTGATGCGATGAATTATGAACCAGAGCAGTTAGTTATTATAAGAGAACAAGAAGCACCAGCAGTTGCACCTCCTCCTGACCCTCCAGGAACCCCTGAGACACCAGACACAGGAGAGACAGGACCTAAAGATCCTCCTTGTCCTGGCCCTAATGCTCAGAGGATAGGATCACTTGGACCTAATGAGAAAGAAAAGATATCTGGACATGAATTACAACCTGATCCCGTTAATCCAGGTAGAAAAATATGTGTTGTTCTTTATGAGGACATTGGACCAGTAGAACAGTACCTACCTAGTGCTCAGGTTGCTACTACTACGGCTGTAATCGCTACTGTTGCTGGTGCGTCTGCTCTTCTTGCAAAGCCTCTGGCTGATTTACTTCTACGGGTGTTTCGTCCTGCGATAAAACAGGCTTTGACCAAGGTAAACGCCATCCTCGGAAAAAGCCCCACGAAGCCGAGTCGTCAGACGCTTCAGGCGAATGAGTATCGGAAGAAGAAGAATTTACCTCCTCTAAAACCATAGGATTTCTAATTTCAAATGTTCCTAAGTCTTCTGCAGTACCATTAGCAGGAGGTTGTATTACAGGTTGATTGGGTTGTAGTCCGTGTGTATGATTTGCGACTACACCAGCAGGGTTTGTTAATACTACATCAGCACATACTTTTGCATATGGTGATCTTGGATGGAACATTATTCCAGCTTTCATTAGTTCACCACAGTTTTTGAGACGAGCTATCTCAAAGTCTAATCTTTTATTAGCAACCATCTGACTTTGTAACGCTATCTGAGTGGTTGCTGCACTCTTACATAATTCTTGCAGTTCTCTATCTAATGGTCGCGACCAAGTAGCAGATAAACCTACTGATAAGTTATAAATTTCTTGTTGTCCAGTTCTTGTTGGGATATGATATAAAATTTCTCCTGGATTATCTGGTATACCATCGTCATTATTATCTGCGTTATTATATACAGGTTCATTATACATGTGCTCAAAGGGACGCTTGAAAGCACCTGTTCCAGTAACATATGGAGTCACGTTCATGGTAGGTCCCTGACAACTAATCTGCCCACCATAAGTGTTAGTTATATACGGTCCTTGTAATACTTGTATAGCTTGGTTCGTTACTGAGCCAGAGGAGTTCGCAATTGGGTTTGCTGTTGCACTAACTCCACCTACATCTGCTGCCATTGCGGCCGTCGGACTCAATAATGATAGTACTAATGTACTTATTGTGTAAACGTGCTTGTTGTATCTGTGACGCTTTGTATTGTAGTCGTTCTTTGAATTATTGTGTGATTTGAGAGGCCTGGCCCTTGATAACTTTCGGTAAATTGAAAGGCCGCTCCAGGGGTTGTCATTGTGAAATTTGGTCTTTGATTTAGATTCAATCCATTCCATGTTGAAGTCACTCCGTCTAATGTTACTGCTGTATTAGTAGTAGAACCTGTACCTGTTGGTACTAGGTTTCCATCTGCTTGAACGTTTGTCCCAGTTACTACATACTGCCAGCCTGTGTTATAGTCCATCGAATTTATGGTCTCAACGACTGTGCTAGTAGTAGTCGTATTTGAGGTCATTGAGCCTTGTGTAAAATTAGGCACAACGGGGACTGCTCTTGCAGCCCCTGCACTACTAAGCAGTAATAGTACTGTTAGTAATCCTTTCATGGTTAGTCAATTATGATCTCGGTTACAAATTGGCCTGTAGCTGAAGTTCCAGCCCCACCTGCCGTTAGAGTCGTGACTCCCGCACTGGTAATCGTTCCAGCCAATGTACCTGCGACACCACCAGACATCGTTAAGGTTTCACCATACGACGGCATGTCTGCGACGACACCAGCAGTTACGTCAACACCTGCACCCATTGCTGCAATAGCATCACCTTGGGTATAGGTTTCCGTGAACGTGAAGGCCGAGCCGGCTGTATTTACGTCGTAAGTACCAACGTCAAGTGTTGGTGCAGCAGTAGCACTACCAGCAGTAAGAGCACCGAAGTGTCCACTGTTAGATGTATCTACTTTGATATTGGATCCAGATACCGAATAAGTTGAGCCTATGCGACTAGCATCTGTATAAGCTCCATTCACACTCAGCTGAGTTGAACTGGTCATACGGTGAACAAGGTCAGCACGAGCTGGATTAGCAAACGGTGCTGTCATCAATAACATACCAACGGCAAGTGCAATTCTTTTCATAAGTTCTGACAACTTTCCTTGTTGTATTTAGTAATTATACTCGTAGTATATTTGTACACGGGGGTTGACAGATACTTAACATTTGTTTATAATAAATAACTTCGGCGGTTTACCGTCCTTTTTTATCCCCAAACCGAGGCCATGGGGAGTCGTGGATGCGACATGCCTCTCATCTTACAAGTAAATTACCCGCCCTATTAATTCAGATGACAACTCTGCAAAAACAGAGCAGTTCACCGCTACAGAATTGGGACGAGTTTTGTTCTTGGGTTACTTCCACGAACAATCGCTTGTACTTAGGATGGTTTGGAGTCCTTATGATCCCTTGCCTTCTAACTGCAGCTACTTGTTTCATAATAGCGTTCATCGCTGCTCCTCCAGTCGATATCGACGGAATCAGAGAACCTGTTGCTGGTTCTTTAATGTATGGTAACAACATCATTTCTGGTGCTGTTGTTCCTTCAAGCAACGCAATTGGTATGCACTTCTATCCCATCTGGGAAGCAGCTACTCTTGATGAGTGGTTATACAATGGAGGTCCTTACCAATTGGTAGTTATGCATTTCCTTATTGGTATCTGTGCCTACATGGGTCGCCAGTGGGAATTGTCTTATCGTTTAGGAATGAGGCCTTGGATCTGTGTTGCTTACTCTGCACCCGTCTCAGCTGCCTTTGCAATATTCCTCATTTATCCGTTCGGACAAGGAAGTTTCTCTGACGGTATGCCGTTGGGAATCTCAGGTACGTTCAACTTTATGTTTGTATTCCAAGCGGAACATAATATCCTTATGCATCCTTTCCATATGTTGGGAGTTGCGGGGATGTTTGGAGGTTCTTTGTTCAGTGCTATGCACGGTTCATTGGTTACTTCCTCACTTATCCGTGAAACAACTGATATTGAATCCCAAAACTATGGATACAAATTTGGACAAGAAGAAGAGACCTATAACATCGTTGCTGCCCACGGGTACTTCGGTAGGTTAATCTTCCAGTATGCATCGTTCAACAATAGTCGTTCTCTACACTTCTTCTTAGCAGTATTTCCAGTCGTATGTGTCTGGTTTACTTCGATGGGTATAAGTACGATGGCATTTAACCTCAATGGATTTAACTTCAACCAGTCTATTCTAGACGCTAATGGTAAGGTTGTTCCAACGTGGGCAGATGTCCTTAACCGTGCTAACCTTGGTATGGAAGTTATGCATGAAAGGAACGCACACAACTTCCCATTAGACTTGGCTGCTGCTAACGTCAGTGAGGTTGCTCTTGTTGCTCCTGCTATAGGATAATGGAAATCCTAATCATAGTTGCCGCTGTAGGTGGTGCTGCATTAGGTGCATGGAGTATGACTCCAAAAAACTAGGCACTGCGTGTCGGTAAGTCCTAGAAGAAAGACCCTAAATTACTTTAGGGTCTTTTTTAATGCATGGATTTAGACGAACAAATACAACTCGGACATCTTCTGTTGGAAGAAAGAGTCTGTAGAGTTTGCGGAGAACAAAAGAACTTATTGCATTCTTACTATCGTGTTCGTAAGAATGTAAAACTTCCATCATCTTATTCGTATGAGTGTAAGGAGTGTACGATTAAAAGAATAATAGAACGTAGAAAGAAGACTAAGACTTTTCCAGAGTGGACATATCCAGATTGGTAATGTATAATATCCGTAGAAGTAATTGAGAAATGGTTCCAATTTGGCAGTGGGAGAAAGGTGAAATACCCAGTGATCTATGTGATTATATTATTGATACTGTTGATAAAAACGAATTTAAGAAAGGAAGAACAGGAGGTTGGGGAGAAGAAGCAGATTTAGATACTAGAAAAAGACAGGTTGATATGCAATTTGGTAGTATGAATTGGATAAATGCATTGCTTTCTGGTTATATACGATATGCTAATCATGCAAATTTTCATTATAATTTGTCTGATATTGATAAAGAACTAGTACAGATATCTAAGTATTCAAAAGATGATTTTTATCAAAGACATGTAGATTGTAGTATCTATTATGGAGACTGTAAATCTTCAACAAGAAAATTAAGTTTAACTATTCAACTTTCAGATGAAAATGATTATGAAGGAGGAGATCTTAAATTTTATACTGGTATATGGAATCCAAGTATAGAAGCATCAGAAGAAACTTATGCCCAAGCTTCTAGGGGTAAAGGAAGTGTCATTGTTTTTGATAGTAGATTTATACATGAGGTAACTCCTGTTACTTCTGGTACAAGATATTCTCTAGTGAAATGGTATCACGGAGATGAACCGTTGAAATGATTGTGAGTTTGTGGTATAATATATAAAAAAATTAATAGAAATTATGAGTGGAGATCCAGGACCAGACAAAATACCCATATTTCATTCCAAGGAACCATCAGATGCAAAAGATATCTTGATGCTTCAAGGTAAAGTAAAATCTGTATATGAGATATCAGGTGTAGCAGATAAAGTTCATATACATTTTCATGATAAAGTAACTGCTGGTAATGGAAGACTTGTAGAGTATCCAGAAGAGAAGGGTAAGGTGTGTTGTCTTATTTCAGCACTTCTTTTTGAACACATAGAAAAGCAGGGGGTTAAAACTCATTACATTGATTGTCCATCTCTCGACACATTACTCTGTAGAAAGTTGACAATCATACCAGTAGAAGTTATTGTTAGGAACATAGCAGCAGGTTCTATCGTTAAGAATACCAATATCAATGAGGGTGTATTAATACAACCTCCTATTGTTGAGTACTTCTTAAAGGATGATGCTAAGGATGATCCATTACTTACATATGATCGTGTAAGATTAATGGGTATTGATCCTGAACCTATGAAGGAACAAGCACTCCTCATTAATTTTGAGTTGCAATCCTTATTTACCCTTATGGGTATTGACCTTGTTGATTTTAAATTGGAGTTTGGTTACGATGCTCACGGCGATTTATTCTTGGCTGATGAACTATCACCTGACAACATGCGACTCTGGAAGAAAGGAACGAAAGAGAGATTCGATAAGGATCTTTTTAGAAAAGATGAGGGAGACATAGTGGAGGCATACAAATATATACTACAGAAGCTTAGACAATTTACATAAGGAGATTTCTATGCACGGATCATTAGAACCAGAAGAACACGTTTGGAGGGAGAATCCTAATCCTTTTTGGGGTGAACCTACTCCTACTGATGTGTGGGAGGACATGAAGAAACTTGATTCTCTTTATGAAGAATTGTTATGGGATCATCGAGACAAACTTGAGTTTGCAATAGAGGGTAATCATATTACTATTCGGAACAAATCTAGGGAAGGTAGATGATCTTTCCCTAACATTTAAAAAAATCAAGTCCGTTAAATACAAATACATTTTTAAAATCTACTATGAAAATCTTTTTAGACACTGCTGATGTGGGTGCTATTAGTTCTGGGTGGAAGACAGGTTTAATTGATGGTATCACTACTAATCCTACACTCATTAGGAAGAGTGGTAGAAATCATGAAGATGTATATCAGGAGATTAAAGATATAGGTCTTACTGATATCAGTATGGAAGTCATAGGTGATACAGGTAACATGATTTCTGAAGGTAAGAGATTGCATAAGAAATTTGGTAAGGTTGCTACTATTAAAGTGCCTTGTACTCCTAACGGTCTACGTGCCTGTAAGGATCTTTCTGAGTCTGGTATAAGGGTTAATGTTACTTTGATCTTTAGTCCCTCTCAGGCGATCCTGGCCGCTAAGGCAGGAGCAGCATATGTTTCACCCTTTGTGGGTAGAGTAGATGATAATTCCTTTGGTGGGTTATGTCTTATAAAAGATATTGCTAATGTATATGCCAAACAGAATTGGGATACTACTGAAATCTTAGGTGCTTCTATTCGAGGAGTGAGAGATGTTGGTAGAGCATTTGAATATGGTGCTAACATTTGTACCATACCACCAGCAGTATTTGAAGGTATGTACAAGCACATTCTTACAGAGAAAGGTCTACAACTTTTTGATCAAGATTACGCAGAAGCTATTAGAGTTTTGGAGGAAGGAAAGTGACACTGAGAAACTTTACAGTCTTTTCTAAGGACGGTTGCCCTTACTGTTCTAAGATACAAGAAGTCCTTAAGTTAGCTGGTTTAAATTTTGTAACTTATAAATTAGGTAAGGACTTTGACAAAAAAAGTTTCTATGGTGAATTTGGGGAAGGATCGACATTCCCTCAGGTAACAGTAAATGGTCAGAAACTTGGAGGTTGTACTGATACAGTCCAGTATTTACAGGAGCAACAACTGGTCTAATGCTATGTCGAATAATTTCGAAGAAGTATATTATGTTCTGGAGGAGTCTCTAGAACTTGCTTTTAAGGGTCAATTTGTGGTAAAATTGTATGAATATTTTCAGTCAAGGGGAGTAACTAAATTAGAAGCAGATCAATTTTTGAACAGTTCTACTGCTCACGAGATTGCTTCAGTTGTTACAGAACTTACTGAGTATATTAAAGGGGGTATGGATAGTGACCACAAACAATTACGAGAGGCCTATCATCACATACCCAAACCTCAAGCAAGAAAGATAAGAGATTATCTTGCTTGCATTCTTGAAGATGCAGTTCAGTATAGTAATGACAAACGAAGAGGACGCAAACGACGATCTAAATAAAGACAACACTGAAATCAATAAAGGTGTTGAATTACTATTAAGAAATAGGAGGAAGAAACCAAGATCAAAATCATTTCAGGTAGAGTTTTCTTTCTTTAAATGGGAGATAACTTTTTACTTGGACGTTAAAAAAAAGTAAAAATTATCTGGGGGTATTATGGAAACTACCATAGTAACGTTAACATTAACGACAGTTGTGTCGTTCCTTGCACTTCTAGTAGGAGGTATGATAGGATGGTTAGCAAGACAGCATTCATATGAAACAACTCCTCAGATAGTCTATACTCATCCAGAAATGTTTGATGAGAATGGTAATTTAACACCTGATGAAATTGTAGCAGTACGCTTTGAAAACAATTATGACACCAACGACGACGAAGAAGACGACGACTAGGAAGAAACCTGTCGTTAAGAGAGTTAAACTCCCACCTAATCCTTTTATTCATGAGATTCTTGATCTTGTAAGTGAACAAAGGACAAAGGCAAAGAGAGTTGAAATTCTTAAAGAGTACCGTGATGACTCATTAACTGCGATTCTTATTTGGAATTTTGATGAAAGAGTTCAGTCTGCAGTTCCCGAAGGACAAGTTCCTTATAAGGAGAATGAAGTACCAGTAGGAACTGACCACACTTCATTACGTAGAGAGTGGAAGACATTATATCATTTTATTAAAGGTGGTAATGATTCTCTTAGTAGTCTTCGTAGAGAGTCTATGTTTATTCAGTTACTTGAAGGACTTCATCCAAAGGAAGCAGAGATTATTTGTCTTGTTAAAGATAAAAATCTAAGAGATGTATATCCTAAAGTTACTATTGATGTAGTGCAGGAAGCATTTCCTGATATTGTTTGGGGTAGGTATAGAGGATCATGACAGAAGAAGTAAAAGAAGAAAAGAAAGTATTAGAGAAACCAAAGAAATCTATTTGGTCATCTGAAGAACGGAAGAACATCTCTAACTATGGTTGTCAGTTACTGGTAGATGATGCTAATGAAGATCAGATTCAAGAAAGAAAACTTCCAACTGATACTATGATAGTATCTTATAAGACTGAGGGTAAGATTCATAAAGATCTTGTTCGAGGTCCAAGAGTTAATATCTTTGATCTTTATTATGATAAATTTGGTAAGGATGCTATTCAAAAAATAGATTATGGACATGGAACTGTTAATCCTGCACAATGGGGTTATAAAGCACCTGAAAGAAAGAAGAGGAGAAAAGGATGAGTGATGAACTACTGAGAGCACAGGTTGATGCTATCATTAGAGATGAAATTCAAGATGTTATCAACAACTATGTTGATGACAAGGAGAAAGTTGTTAATCCAGAAGGTTTCAGTGGGTTCGTTACTAAAGAAGATAAGGAAAAGGAACTTAAGGTTAATGTACCTAAAGATGAAGTTGATAAATTGATTAAAGAATATAAGAAACTCAAGAGGAAAAGCAAGTCTAATTTTAGTCAAATAAAAAAACTTGGTTTAGTTGATAAGAATGGGAGGCCTTTATGAGTAAACCTATACCAGGAAGTTACATAGACACCCAGGGTATGGGTGCTCCACTGTCTCCTGAAGATGCAAAGAATGCACAGGAGCAGGAATATAAACCTTCTACTGTTAAACCTAGAAGAATTCTTACTTCTACGGATGTGATGGAGTTAAAGATTCTTATCCATGAAGTATTGGATGAGAGAGAAGGTAAGTTTGATTATACATCTTATTTTGAAACTGAAAAGTTTAAGCATACTGTAGTAGAGGATGAACCAGAGTATAAACCACGTTATAAACCTTCTTATTACCAATGAAAATTACTCAAAAGATTATTGATGATTTAGAGAAAGCACTCGACATGAGAAAGAAGAGTGGTGATGAGATATGGGAAGATGGTGATGACATTTCTGTAAATATTGCAGGAACTTTTGCTGGAGATAAATTTATTACATTAACAAATAGAACTAAAAATCCTGTAGTTTCTGCAGCACCACATCCAAATTATGATTATGAGAAGGGTAAGTGGAAGGAGGGGTACGAGAGATGAGACTTGGCGTAATGTGTTCTGGAAATGGTACAAATTTTGAGAACATAGTGCGTACTTGTAGAGAGGATGAAGTTGTGTTAATGATTCACAACAAAGAGAAGTGTGGAGCAGCAAAGAGAGCAGAAAAATTAGGAATCCCCCATTGTCATATCAGTCATAAGAATGAAGATCAGATGATTCAGTTGTTTGATGCTTGGCGTGTTGATCTTATTATTCTTGCAGGATATATGAGAGTCCTTAAGAATCCTTCTGGATTTCATTGTCCTATTATAAATGTCCATCCATCATTACTTCCCAAACATAAAGGATTAGATGTGATTCAAAAGGCAATGGATGCTGGTGATACTCATACTGGATGTACTGTTCATTATGTTAATGAGGAATTGGATGGTGGTGAGATAATTATGCAGTCAAAGGTTCCTATTCTTTCTGATGATACTGTAGAATCATTAACAAAAGAAATTCAAAGAAAGGAATACGCAATTCTACCTGAGGCAATTAAGTATGTTAAGCAAAGACAGCAGACTAAGATTGACAGAGATTGCTTGCAAAGTCAAGTTGGGTAGAGAGACAACACTTGCAGAAAGAATTTGGGCTCAGAAATTGTGTGATCATAATAAACATGCTTTAGGAATATGGAATAGGTTTGTTAATAATGTTTAAAATTGTATCAAAGACTACAGTATTGGTTGCATATATAATATAACTGTGTTATTATTAACACAATCGTTCAGCCCTTCGGGGCCGCAAGTAAGTCGCGGAACGGAGCGTTCATCCCATGATACCTTTCCTTCTAGCATCAACTCTTTCTTGCTCTGATGCTGAATCTCTCGTAGAGAAATTCAACAAGAGAAATGTTTCTCAAGAACAGAAGGTTGAGTTGATTAGAGTTGTTAAAAACTCTACAGAAGCTGGGTGTTGGGACGCAAACGACTAAAGGAACGGGCCTAAAAATCCAACTACTTTAGGAGTATCAACATGGCACAAGTAACCTACCGTGGTGTTACATACAACACCAATGACAAGCAAACTTGTCAGAAGCAAGTCTCTGAACTCACATACAGAGGCATCAAGCATACAGAGGAAAAAACTGTATGTGCAAGGTAAGTAACTGACTTACATATACGTTTACAAGAGTAGGGATTGACCCTACTCTTTTTTTGTATTATAATTAGTGAGAAAGAGAAAGTAATGAACAAAGCAAAACTAAAAGTTTTAGTTAGAGCTCTTAAAGAGATTGTAGATGAACTGGAATCGGAAGTTTATTCTGATCCAGATGCATATACGGGTTCTGATTTCTCTTCACCATCACCAGATTATGATGAGGTTTTCGAAGACGATGACAGTTAAATTGATTAGTGTAACTCCAGATGCTGAAAAGACAATGGCATATGTTGCTAGAGTTTCTAATCCAAAGAACCAGAATAACGATAAGTTTGCTGGTCTATTAAGTTACTGTATTAAGCATGGGCATTGGAGTGTATTTGAGCAAGCATATATGACGCTGGAGATTAATACTACCAGAGGACTTGCTGCACAGATATTACGTCATAGATCATTTACTTATCAAGAATTCTCTCAGAGATATGCTGATGCTAATTTATTAAGTGAAAAGATTCCTCTTCCTAAATTAAGAAGACAAGACACTAAGAATCGTCAGAACTCTACTGATGATGTAGATCCTTATATTGTTCAGAAGTATGATATATTAATGGAAGAACATTTTAAATCTTCTATGGATCTTTATAATAAGATGCTTGATGATGGTATTGCAAAGGAATGTGCAAGGTTTGTACTTCCTCTTTCTACTCCTACACGAATCTATATGACTGGTTCTTGTCGTTCTTGGATTCATTATATAAATTTACGTTCTGCACACGGAACACAAAAAGAACATAAGGACATTGCAGAGCAATGTAGAGATGTATTCACTGAACAGTTCCCTGCAGTCTCTGAAGCCCTTGCTTGGGTCTAAATAAAACTACACATTATCTTACTATGCCCACATATCCTGTAAAAAATAAAGAGACTGGAGAGGAGAAAGAACTCTCTATGACTATGAAAGAATATGCACAATGGAAAGAAGATAATCCAGATTGGGATAAGGATTGGTCAAAAGGATGTGCTACCGCGTCAAATGAATTTAGGTGGACTGGTGAAGCCAATTCCAGTGGTTGGAATGAAGTTTTAGACAGAGCATCTAAACAACCTGGTGCTAATGTTCGTAAAAACCGTGACTACAGTTTTTAAGTATGCCTAGAAAGAAGAAATCAGATCAACCAATAGGGGTCGGGATGACCGCGAAGCAGATGAAGAGAAAGAAACCTATTAATACAGATATGATGAGGGACATTGAACCCCTCACAGATAACCAGAGACTTCTTTATAATGCATATGAGGAAGATAAAAATCTCATAGCATATGGTGTTGCTGGTACAGGTAAGACTTTTATTACTCTTTATAATGCTCTTAAAGATGTTTTAGATCCAGAGACACCCTACGAAAAGATCTATATCGTCAGGTCTCTTGTTTCTACAAGGGAGATTGGTTTCCTACCAGGAGATCATGAGGACAAGTCTTTCTTATACCAGATACCATATAAGAATATGGTAAAGTATATGTTTGAGATGCCTACAGAGGCCGACTTTGAGATGTTGTATGGTAATCTAAAAGCACAGGATACTATTGGGTTCTGGTCTACCAGTTTCATTCGTGGTACAACATTTGATAAAGCAATTATTATCGTTGATGAATTCCAGAACTTGAATTTTCACGAACTTGATAGTATAATGACTAGAGTTGGTGAGAGTTCTAAGATTATGTTCTGTGGTGATGCTACTCAATCGGATTTGGTTAAAACTAATGAGAGGAATGGTATCATAGACTTTATGAAAATTCTTCGCAACATGTCGTCAGTTGATATTGTTGAGTTTGGAATAGAAGATATTGTTCGTTCAGGATTAGTTAAAGAATACATTCTTACCAAGTTAGAAATGGGTATGTAATGTCCACAAAGATACATTATTTTGGAGTTGATACTCCTGGTGACTGTCTTGTTAAACAAAGACTTGATGAGCAGTATATCTATTCACAATGTCCTGTTGTTCATCATAAGAATAACAGGATATTTGTAGCACATTCTCCCATTGATTTTGAAGCAAAGGTTGATAGAACTTCGGAGGGAATTACTGTTAGGTGTGATAACCAAGAGTTATTGGAATATAATGATGATTATTTTTCTGCACCTAATCCAGTCCTTCAATTGAAGTCTCCTATGTTTTTATTTTGGACAGAAGCAGATAACGTTTGGTTTGAATTTGATGCTCATCCTATGACAGCATTGAATAATAATTTTATTGCTGTTGGTGGTTGGTTTAATTTATCTAATTGGTCAAGAGCATCTAGTCTTGCAATGACTATAGTTGATGAGACTAAACCAGTCATTATTAAGAGGGGTGATCCTGTTTGCAACATACGTTTTTATCCAACAGATGATTTGGATGATGGGGTTCTTCTTAAGGAAGAGAAGAACTCTAAAGTGATTGAGAAAATTAAAACTAGGTATGCAAAGAAGCAGAAGCAAGGTTGGAGTGATAAAAATTGGAAAGGAAAATTATTTACTAGAACAACTAGTGAAAGTAAATGTCCTGTAAGTTTTCTATTTGGGAAAACTAAAAAGAAGAAATCTAATCTTGGAACAGTGAGGGGATTTTAATGAATTTTATCCATGAAAATCATTTAGGTGATTTAGAATTAGAAAAGAAAGAAAAGAATGGGATTCGATTATATAATCTCCCAGATGGTCGATGGGTTCCATCCATTACATCAGTAACATCTTTTTATAATAGACAGATCTTTGCTGATTGGAGAAAGAGAATTGGTATAGAAGAAGCAAACCGTATTACAAGGAAGGCGACTGCCCGTGGAACAGATTTTCATGAAGCTGCTCAGGCATATTTGGAGAATAGAAATTTGGTGTGGGAGGATTACCTTCCTGCTACTAAGTTTATGTTCCATCATGCTACTCCATATCTGGACAAGATAAATAACATACACGCTATAGAAAGGACTCTTTACTCAGAATACTACGGTCTTGCAGGTAGAGTTGATTGTATCGCTGAGTATGATGGCGAACTAGCGGTGATAGATTTTAAGACATCAGAAAAAATTAAACCTGAGAAGTGGTTGGAAAACTATTTCGTTCAGGAGATGTTTTATGCAGCAGCGTACTATGAACTCACTGAAATTCCTGTGAAAAAACTGATCACCATTATGGTTACACCTGGTGGAGAGGTCAAAGTATTTGACAAAAGGAACAAAGGGGATTATATTAAATTATTAGTACGTTATATAAAAGAATTTGTATCTTACAATACTGGGTCAAAGCATGGAGAATGAACTAGAAAAGGCATTTGAAGACAAGTTCTTTTGTCCTGCAAGGTTTGCACAAGAGATTGAGAGCATGGTGCAAACTCATGAGGGCATGAACTATATTGATGCGATAGTTTCATTCTGCGAAATTAATTCTATTGATTTAGAATCCGTTCCTAAACTTATATCCAAACCCCTTAAAGAAAAAATTAAATACGAAGCACAAGAGTTAAACTTTTTAAAGAGAACTTCACGGGCTAAATTGGTTTTTTAATTTCAAAAAAGGGCGAAAAAAATCCCGCCAAAAAAATCACCCTATTACTTTTTTTATAATGAATCTTACAGGTGAATTAATGCATCGCAAACTTCAAGCGATATTAGAAGAACATAGTTTTCCTGATCTAGAATACCTTGGTGAGCGTCCTAGTTATAAAACAGGAGAAGATGTTCCTTGGTATCGTATAGGAGGAGCAGAGGTTCCTGTTGATTCAATATCCACGTTAGAGTGTGAAGAAGAGGAAGATGATGCCAGCTGATGCTTATAGATGTTACCTTGCGATGAAGAATCACTTCACTAAGGATAAGTATGATTATATAAAGTATAGAGGTAAGGTTAGGGCAACGAATGAGGCCTTTTATAAACGTAAAGATAGATTTTGGTTTGAAAAATTTGCACGACAGAAAAGTGATAAAGAAATAGAAGATTTTTTTGTTGCTAACTTTACATCTTGTACGGACCCAGAATCCTTATGGATTGGAGAGATGATAAAGGATGGTGAAGGTAGGTATCAGGATTGGCAGAAGAAATTGCAGTCATTATCTTATATGTTTAAAGAAGATTGTGAGAAATTATTTACAGATAATAAGATTGATGATGTATTTGATTGTAGTAAAGGTCATCCTATAGTATTGAAGAAATTCTTGGGTGGGAATATAAACTTGGAAACTTTGGTAATCTATGATAGAATACTTGGGTACACTAAAAACTTCGATAAGAAGTTAAAAGACCCAGTGTGGGAAACCGTCAGTAGAAGAGTGAGAAAATATTCACCCTTCATAAATATTGATGTATTCCGTTATAAAAAAATCTTGAAGGAGGTAGTCATCCATGGCTCTTGAAAACAGTGAAGTTCTTGGTAATTTAAAAGAACAATTGAAAACAGTTAATGAACAGTATGAAAGTCTTTCTGTTACTCGTATGAAACTGCTTGGTGCAATTGATGTACTAGAGCAGATTGAAGAGAGTAAGGAAGAAGTACCTGCTGAAACAGGTTCTGTTGAAGTAGTGGAGAATGAAGGAGGCGAATGAGTTTCTTTAACTCAGATATAGTTCGGTCAGAAATGGCCGAAATCCAAGAACTTCAAGAGGAAATTTATGAGCAAGTCATGAAATTTCCTTATATGAATAATGCTGATAAGGCATATCATATTGAACTTTTGGAGAAACTTATTGATAAACAAAAAATTATGTACGCTAGGTTGAGTTTATCTGAGGATCCTGAAGCTAAGAGGATGAAAAAAGAAATCACTGAGTCTGCTGCAATGATGGGTCTTCCTCAAAATGTTGATATGAATATCATCTGGAGACAGATGGCAGATATGATTGGTATGATGAAACAACAGCTTGACATCTCCTAAAATTAATCCTAAAATAACAAAGTACCACAAGCCAAATCCAATTTAATCCGAGGTAATCCGAATGTCTTTCGCAAGTCTAAAGAAGCAGTCATCGCTTGGTTCGTTGACCGCTAAGTTAGTTAAAGAAGTAGAGAAAACAAATAATGCTGGTGGAGGTGGAGATGACCGCCTCTGGAAACCAGAACTAGATAAAACAGGAAACGGTTATGCCGTTGTCCGATTCTTACCTGCACCAGATGGAGAAGAAATTCCCTGGGCAAAGTTGTACTCCCATGCGTTCCAAGGACCTGGTGGGTGGTACATAGAGAACTCTTTGACCACAACTGGTGGCAAAGATCCTGTCTCTGATTACAACCGTACCTTATGGAACAGTGGTAATGAAGCAGATAAGGATACTGTTCGCAAGCAGAAGCGTAAGTTGTCCTACTACAGCAACATCTATGTTGTTAAGGATCCAACTAATCCTCAGAATGAGGGTGGAGTATTTCTGTTTAAGTACGGTAAGAAGATCTTTGATAAGGTTATGGAAGCAATGCAACCTGAGTTTGAAGATGAAGAGGCAATCAATCCCTTTGACTTCTGGCAAGGTGCAAACTTCAAGTTGAAGATCAAGAAGGTAGCAGGATTCTGGAACTATGATAGTTCAGAATTTGATAAAGTATCACCACTTCTTGACGATGATGATGCATTAGAAGCATTATGGAAGAAAGAGTATTCACTCACAGCAGTAACTGCTCCAGATCAGTTCAAGACATATGATGAACTTGAGAAACGTCTGAAGTATGTGTTAGGTCAAGGTCGTCCTGCTACTCGTCGTGTAGATGAGGAACTAGAGGATGAGAGTGAAGGTCGTGGTTCTTATGCTACAGCAGAAAGGACAGTGACTCAAGCAGTATCCTCTAAAGATGAGGATGAAGATGATGCTCTAAGTTACTTCCAAAAGTTAGCAGAGAGTTAATTATACAATCTAGTATTATCTGCACGTTTCAAGGTTCCATTCACATACTGAGTGGAACCTTCTTTATATGCCATCATTTCTTCTAGGTCATCAAATACAACACTTAGATATGATGGTTTAAGTAAAAATATACGTCTCTTTTTATTGTTTATATCTTCTTCATATTGTAAATTAGTAACTGCTCTTGAGATTGGGTTAACAGTTTTTGATTCGTCTGTCATATGTTCATAGTAACTTATACTTTGTGCAACACTAACTTGAACTCCTCTAGGAAACAATATAACCTCTTGAGTATCCTTAACTTCATTTGATTCGTAGTGATGTACTTCATTTAATTTCTCAACAGAACCATACTTATCTAATATATAAGTATCAAATGCTTGTTGAGATAATGGCCATTCGTTGTAGACGTTAACAATATTATTAGATAGGAGAACAACCCAATCTAAACGGGGATCTTGATAGATTTCATTCGCAACATTATCTGGACGATCATCGCCTTTGACATTATATTTTTGAAAAACAGTTAAGTCTTGGAAGATATCTTCTCTTAATTTACCTCTTTTAAAAAAGTTCTTTACTTGAGTGTAGTTAGAAATAAATTGACCGTCTTTGGTACGATTAACGTAATCAATATCTGGAAGATTTCTAAAGTATTGATTTGCCATTTTAGTAACCTATAGATTCGTCTGAATTTTTATCAAGTTTAGTATAATCATCATTGTATATTGGTTCTAGTTCTGAGAACCCAAACTGAATTTCATAAGAAACCATAGAAGTATCTTCATATGTTGCATAGTTACCATCAGGTGTGTAGTTAACATTGAAAGTTTGTAGTGCAACTTCTTTTATTCTTGGTAGATAATCATGTTCTTTTTGTCTACTAAATCCAGTTAACCACTGTAGTTTATATGTGTTGGGTGATTTTAAAAAGAGTTGACTTTGTGATCTTTGTACTGCCATTGATTGTTTAAACATTCTAATTATCTTTCTCACCATTACACTTTCTTCTCTACTTCTAGGACTTAATTTATAGGTAAATGAAAATGGTCTTAGAGCTGGAGCATTAAAAAGTAATTCCATATTTGGGTTTACAATTGCACCAGTTCTTCTTGTTAGGATGTTACCAGTAACACCAGTTGCTTCCTTTGCAAGTATTCCTGCTAATGCTGCTTTAACCTCTTGTGTTGCTCCACTTAGACCTGTTTTCATATCTTCTATTGATTTTTTTGCTGCTTCTGCAGGGTTTTCTGCTTGGAGAGCGTCAAAAGTTGCACCAGCTATTGCCATTGATGCTGGATCCATATTATCTGGACCCCAACTAACTGAGTTTTGATCTCCTACTCCACCAGGAACAGGTAAGACACAAGTACCAATAATTCTTTCTGTAAAACTTTTTCTATCTTCTAATGTGAATCCTGTACCTGCTGTTCTAGCCTCATATTTAAGGACGGATATTTTTAATCTATCTTGACCTTTATTATTTCTCAATGCTGCTGGATAATACAGCATTTCTTTTGAGTAACTAGGGCGAGTATTTGCATTGCCTGGAATTGAATCTGCACCTTCTAAACGTGGGGTCATTCTAGCACCACCATCACCACTTAGTGCTGAACCCGTACCAGCTTGATTTGTACCTAAAGCGTTTTGTAGATTAAGTCTTGCACCTGCTTTGGTTGCAAATCCAAAGTCCATACCATAGTTTGATGAATTAAAATGCTTTGCTAATGCATCAGCACCAGCATCCATAACTTGTGAATTAAAAGTTCCTTTTCTATCTGTTAATTCTTCCCAACCATTATCAGGAGTTACCCATCCTTTAGTTGTATCATCTTCATCTCTATACATTCTAGACCATATATTACCCTCGTTTAACTTTGCACCTGTGGTCCAAGATGCATTAATACCACCGCCAGTTACTCCAGCATCTTGTGCAACAAGATCATTTTGTAGTTGAACTTCAAATTGTTTAGGTTTACCTTGAGTATCTGTAGAATAGTCAACATTAACCCTATAGGCGGTTCTTGTTTTAGTACCGTCAGTATTAGTAGTTGTTCTATAAATGGTAGGGGATGCCGCAGATGCCATATATAAGACTTTTTATTTATTTAGGATGAATTTTGCATAAGGTATGGCCATGAGGTCATCAAGTTCATTCCATTGTACAATATATAATTGACCTGCCAGTTCATTCCAGGTGTAGTTTCTGGATTGTTGCCAGTGAAAATTAAGTCCTTTAAAACCCCATTGTTCTAATGAAGTACAAGCAATCAATGGGTGCTGATCGTATTGATAACCAGGAGTCTTAGCATTATATACAAAGGTATAGAACTTACCTACTTCAGGTATAGGTGTTACAGTATCATTTAATAACTCCATAATTTCTAACATCATATCTTCAGGGTCGTTGGTTCTGAGGTTTATATCATTTCCTATAATTCTATTTTCATTTTGATCAAATTTTTCATCAAATACGAATTCTTTACCAGGAGAGTATGTCATTATCTGATACCTAATTCTTGTTCTGTTATGATTTTAAATTCAATACGATTATCCTTACAGAATTCTGATGCTGCTTTCCACTTCGCTTGATTTACAGCATAGGTTTGACACTCATAGATGTATGATTTGGTCACTTTCTTTCTTGGTTTAGGTGGTAGTGTTTGTTTCTTTGGTTTGACTTCAACCACATATGTTTTAATTCTATTGTTAGTTTCTTTTATTTTAATAAGAAAGTCTGGATAGTAACGATGCACTTTATTATCTTTAGGAGAAACGTATGGTATAGTAATTTCTTCTGATGCCCAAGAGATTACACTATCTTTTCTATCAGCCCACTGACAAAACTTTCTTTCCCAACTACTTCTACAGATAATATTGTTGGGATTGCCTTGATATTTCTGTGGATTTAATGGTTTGTACCGACTCTTAATACTTTCTGCCATTATCTTGCATACATAATATATAAGGTCAAATAGTATTTATAAATGGCATCACCAAGACCACGATCAAGGTCTCTTTCAGAAGTCAAGGCCAAACTATTAAATCCAGCTACCACATCACACTTTCAAGTGATGATTGGAGATCCTTCTAGAGGTGCATTTGGTACTTCAGATTTTGGAGATTATCTTCGTAAGCAAGGGATCATGGAGGTTGGAAGTAGTCTTCCTAATGAAAAGAGAGATAAGTTAAATTTAATGTGTTGTGAGACAGCATTGCCGGGATCAAACTTAGCAACAACTGAATTACTTAATGATCATACTGGTGTAACAGAAAGACATGTTCACCGTAGAATATTTGATGATAGAATTGACTTAACATTCTATTGTGATGCAGTAGAGTACTTACCTATTAGATATTTTGAATCATGGATTCAGTTTATTGGTAATGAAAAGATGGATAATAGGAGTCCACACTTTCATTATCGTATGAGATTCCCTAATGATTATAAGGGATCCCTTGAGATTACAAAGTTTGAGAAGAATATAGAAGCAAAAAGAGGTAGTGCTGATAGAATTCGGAGAGCAATACCTCTTACCTATACCTTTATTAATACATATCCGTTAGCAATTTCTTCAATGCCTGTGACATATGATTCATCATCACTTTTAAAGTGTACTGTTTCATTTACTTATTCTAGGTACATTACAACTGCTGGTAATTCAGATTCATCTGACCCAATATTAAATCCTATAGGTCAAGCAGGGTTTAATATCTCTCAGTTTGGTGGAGCATTGGCTGATAGAGCAGTCACTAGTCTTACTGGTAACAGATGGCTTGGTGATTTTGCTGGTGGTCTTACAGAGTCTCTACTGAGCTGATATATACATATACGACTTGTTATAAAACATTATGCCTTTACCAAAGATTGCTACGCCAACTTATGAACTTGAGTTGCCATCAACAGGAAAGACAATTACATACAGACCTTTCCTAGTTAAAGAAGAAAAATTACTTGTACTTGCTTTAGAGAGTGAAGATACAAAACAAATAACGAATGCTATTAAAGCAGTCATCAAAGCTTGTGTTCTTACAAAGGGAATTAAAGTAGAAACATTACCAACATTTGATATTGAATTTTTGTTCTTACATATCAGGGGTAAATCTGTTGGAGAAGAACTAGAAGTTAATATTATTTGTCCTGATGATGAGAAGACCCAAGTTCCTATAACTATTGATCTTGATGATATTCATGTTCAGAAAACTGAGGAACATAGTAATAAGATTCAGTTAGATAAAAGTTTAATGATGGAGATGAAGTATCCATCTTTGAATGAGTTTATTAAGAATAACTTTGAGTTTGATGAAAAGAATCAGATGCAGCAGTCATTTGAATTGATTGCATCTTGTATTGATAAAATTTATAATGAGGAAGAGGTTTGGACTTCATCTGATTGTACCAAGAAAGAAATGAATGACTTTCTTGAGTCAATGAATTCGGCACAGTTTAAGGAGATTGAAAGTTTCTTTACAACAATGCCTAAGTTATCTCATACAGTGAAGGTAACTAATCCTAATACAAAAGTTGAAAGTGAAGTGGTATTGGAGGGCTTAGCGTCTTTTTTCGCGTAGCTATGGTATACATGAACCTGGAATCTTATTTCAGGCTTAATTTTGCTTTGATGCAGTACCATAAATATAGCTTAACAGAGATTGAAAATTGGATGCCTTGGGAACGAGACATTTATGTTGGATTATTAAAACAACATCTCGAAGAAGAGAAGTTGAAACAACAACAACAAAAAAATAATGCCTGAAGAAGAACAAGCAGCACCAACTAGAAGAGGGATAGATCCATCCAAATTTATGGGTGCATCTTTTGCTGCAGGTAATAAGTTAGAGAAGAGAGTTGAAACTAATGAGAGGAAGATAACTATATTGAAAAATATCCTGAAGATGCGTCAGCAATCTGATGGTAAGAATAAGGTTGGTGATACTATATCAGGTATTGCTGCATCTGTTGAGAGTATTTCTGAAACAGTTGAAGATCAGAATAAATTTGAAAAGGATAAGGTAGAAGATGAAAGAATATCTACAGAACAGAAAGGTAGAAAGAAGAGAGAAAATTTCTTAGAAAAGATGGGTGGTGGTGTTAAGAAAGTAGCAATGAAGGCAATAGCACCTGTAAAAAATCTTTTTGATAGGATACTAAAGTTTATAGGAGTTTTTCTTCTTGGTGCAGGAGTAATGAAATTCTTTGATTGGTTCCAAGATAAGAATAATTCGAAAAAAGTTACAACTTTAATTAGATTCTTTAAAGATTGGTGGCCTGTTTTACTTGCTGGTTTGATAGCATTTTTTCCAGCTTTATTGGGACCAGGTGGAGTTATTTTAGGGATAATTGTATTGGGAACATGGGCTGTAACTAAGATTATTGCTGCAGTTAAATCTATTTTTGGATTGAATAAAGATACTGCTGAAGTTATTGCTGAAGGTGATTCGGATCTGAATAATCTTGAGACTCTAGGTGAAGATATAGATGTAGATAATCTGATAAACGAGGCTGAACAAGATTCTGAACAACCAGATGTTACTCCACCAGAGGAACAACCACCAACACAGCGGGATCAGGAAGAACCTTTGCAGATGTTCAATGAAGGTGGATTAGTAAAAGGACCTGGTGGAGTAGATAAAGTTCCTGCACAATTAACTGCAGGTGAATTTGTAATGAGTAAGGGTGCAGTTCAACAGTATGGTTCTGATACTCTTGCTGGTATGAATGCTGCAGCTGGTGGAACTAATAGACCATCAGGTAGTAGTAATAGTAGTGGTGGTGGATCTGCATTTAATGGTGGTGGATTAGTTCTGAATAAGAATAGTTATAGTGGAGATACAAATAATAATGTTGAAGTTAAACCAACTCAAACAATGCTTCCATATGAAGGAAAAGAATATCGTAAACCATTTGCAAAAGGTGGTAAGGTAACAGGAAGAGGTGGAGTAGATAAAGTTCCTGCGAAGTTAACTGCAGGTGAATTTGTGATGAGTAAGAGTGCTGTGAATACTTTTGGTGCTAATACTTTTGCTTCTATGAATGCTGCTGCTGGTGGAACTAATGTACCTGTTGAGCATCATTATCATAGTGGTGGGAGTGGTGTTGAGAAACATTTTGCTGGTGGTGGATCAGTTCAACCGTCTGGTACTAATGATAATATAGCACCTCCAGGTACTCCAGTTATGACTGCTCAATCTATTCAGTTAGTTCCTACAGAAGCAGGTTCTGGTTCAGGAGGAGTAACTGGAGCTCCACCTGGAACTGGAAGTGGTGTTCCATCTTTTAGTGCTATTGCTTGGGGTGGTAAACCAAAAGAGCAGACATTGGGGATAAGAAGATAAGATGGCAGTAAAAGAAGAAAGAAGAGCAAGAGTTCAAAAGATTATGGGTGGTGGAGATAAGAAATCATCTCCAAAGATAACTGCTGAGAAATTATTACCAACAAAACCAGGTGGTGGTGCAAGGATTACCTCAGAACAAGTTCAGTCTTTACATATTGTTAATGTAAAACTTGGTGAGGTTAGTAATGGATTAAAGGATCAGTTAGTATTATCTAAAGTAAGAGAAGGTCTTAGAAAAAGAAAAGCAGAAAATGAAAGACGTAAGGCTAGAGAAGCAGCATTAGAAGCAGAGAAGAAAAAAGGTGGTGGTGGAGGTGGTCTAAAGGCTAAAGGAATGGGTATTTTTGATAGGGTATTTCATTTCCTTATAACTTTCTTGATTGGTAGTGTTATAATGAAGTTGGTTGATAAGTTGCAAGATCCTGAATTTTTAGGATTTTTGAATGGTTTTATTGACTTTATTTCATGGGTTGGTAATATTGGTGGAAAGATATTAGATGGACTTGCAACTTTTATTGATTGGGCTTATGGTCTTTATGATCAACTTGAGCAATGGGTAGGTAATACGTTTGGTGAAGAAGCATTAGAAAAATTTAAAACTTTTACTTCAAGTCTAAAGGATTTAATTACGGGTTTCCTTGTATGGAAATTAGTTTTTGAAAAAATATTTAAACAAATAATTGCGAATATAAAAAGAGTATTTGGATTTGTTAGGAGAATTGTTAGGACTATTTGGACTAAGGTGAGGAGATTGATAGGTAGAAAGGCGAGAATGTTCTTTGCTAAACTTGCTCAACGTGCTGGTGGTATTGTTAGGAGTGCTGGTCGGGGATTACTTAATGTAGGTAGAGCTGGTCTAAGTAGAGTAGGTGGTCTTCTTAGTAGGGGTGGTACTGCGATTGCCTCAAGATTAGGTGGAACAGCAGCAGGTAGAGCAAGTGGATTAGTTGTTAAGATATTTGGTAAAGCTGCTAACATTATTGGACCTGCTATTAAAGGTGCAATGCCAGCAGTTAAAGGATTCTTTGGTAGGATTCCCATTCTTGGTCCATTAATTGTTGGTATAGTATCATTGATGTCTGGGGAACCACTTGGACAGGCATTATTTAAAGCGGTTGGTTCTGCATTGGGTGGAGCAATAGGTGCAGGAATTGGTGCTGTTGGTGGACCTGTTGCATTTATTGGTTTGATGATTGGTGAAATGGTAGGTGCATTTGTTGGTGACTTACTTTATTATGCAATTATGGAGAGAAATCCTGGTAAAGCATTAACGATGCTTGTAGATACCTTTAAAGGTATTTTTGGATTCCTTACTAAGATTCCTATCATTGGTGATTTACTAAGAATAATTCAGCAAGGTGGAAATATATTATTTAATTTTGGAAAGTGGGTGTTCCTTGAAGCAATACCTTGGGCAACTGCAAAGATAGGTAATATAGGAAGGATAATAGGAGAATGGATTGGTTCTGGAGTAGAAAGATGGAAGTCAACCTTCCCAATGTTTGAGATACCCAATGTGGGTATACAGGATGCGTTATATAAATTCTTCGATATGACATGGCCTGACATTTGGCCTTTTAGTGGTAAGATATCATTAGGTATTGGTGGTGAACCTGTTTTACCATTCTTACATGAATGGAGACCAGACTTTTTAGAAAATCTTCCAAGGTTACCTAGAATATTAGGTTTCTTATGGCAGAGTATTCCTGGATTATCTGCACTTGTAGATGATAATGGTGAAGTAAAAGGATTTCCTAAGTTCTGGTTGCTTGGTCATCCTGGGTTTATGTTTAACCATACTAAGAATGCTTTCTTCCCTGGTAGTGGTGGATCTAATGGTGGAGCAGAATCTGTAGCATCAAGTAATGGTAATTCTGATGCTTCAGATGTATCCGAGTCTACTTCTTATGAGGGTGGAGAAGGGGAACCAATGATTATTCCTATACCTATAATAACTCCTAATAGAGCAGTTGTTACTTCTGGTGGAGGTGGTGGTGGATCATCCTCATCTTCAGAAAGTTCTGATGATCCAATGGTTACGCATTTATATCAGGGGTAAATAAGATATGGCTTCACAACTCTCAGTACCATCCCTTCCAACCAAGGTAGATGTAACATCCAATAAAGATTCAAGTAAATCTGCAAGTTTACTTGGTGGATTTATTGAGCTTAGATATTATGAAAGTATTTTACAAGATTCTATAAAAGCAGTTTATACATTTGTTGATTCTGGTAATGCTATTGATAATCAATCTATTTTAGAAGGTTTACCTTTAGTAGGAACAGAGGATGTGAAATTAGTATTTAAGGATAATCAGGAGAATGAAATAAAGGTAGATTTAAATGTTAATAAGGTAACACCAGTTGTAGAGGATACAAATAAACAGATAGTTAGTATTCAATTGGTATCAGAAGAATATATTAAGAATGAAGAAGGTAGGATGAGATTAATTGAAAGATATAGTGGAAAGATTTCTGATCATGTTACTAGTATTATAAAAGGTGCTCCTGCTGGTGCAGAAGAACCAAAGACAAGTATATCTTTTAAGACTACAAAGGAAGTTGATATAGAGGAGACTTCTAATACTTATAACTTTCTTGGTAATGGACGTAAACCATTTTATATTCTTAACTATCTCTCTAAGTATTCAGTTCCGATTAATCAACAAGCAAATGTTTCCACAGAAAATAATCCAACTAGTGGTGGAACAAATAAGACTGCAGGATTTCTTTTCTTTGAGACATCAGAAAAGTTTCATTTTAAATCCATAGATTCATTGTTTAAGCAAGAGAAAAAGAAATCTTTTATCTTTAATGAATCTACAGATGCTCGTGGTCAAATTCCTGTGGGTTATGATGGAAAAATATTAAAGCAGTCATCTGATAATGCTATTAATGCTCAAGAGAAAATGATGATGGGTGCATATGCTACAAAGTTGGTTATTTTTAATCCATTTAATTGTCATTATGAAGTAATAGAACAGAGTGCTACTGATCTTGATAGTAATCAATCTCCTGGATTGCAACTTGCTGGTAAAGAACTTCCTGTATTTAATGAGAAGTTTGAGAATAAGAAAGCAACACGTACAACATATCATTTATTAGATATTGGTTCTCTTCCTGCTGGTGCTACTGATGAGCAGATAAAGTCTAACGAAGAAGAAAATCTTAACGTAGCAAAGAATCTCAATCAAGCAATTCGTAGGTATAATCAACTCTTTTCTGGTATGATGGAGATTACTATTGCTGGTGACTTTAGTTTACACGCAGGAGATGTTATATTTGTTGACATTCCTGCTGTTCAGTCTGAAAGAGATGATACAGTAAATAGGCAAAGTGGGGGTCTATATATTATAGCTGACTTATGCCACTTAGTGAATCCAGATGGAACTTGGACTAAGTTAAACTTGGCACGGGATTCATTTGGAAGAAAAGGCAACCACACCAATAGGTAATCCATTATGACAAAGAAGCACGATTTAGATCACGAAGTTTATCTTGACCCTAAGGATGGTAAAGAACATATCAATCATGGTATGTTAGAATATTCTAAGGACGACTTAGAAAATATTCATGCTAATTATGAAGAGTACCATAAGGATGATGAACCAGAAACTGGTATTAATGATTATCATTTAAGACATCAGGATAAGAAGTTGGATCAGTATTGTGATAATCATCCTGATGCACTAGAGTGTAGAGTATACGACGAATAATGGAAGGTAATGGTCTTTTTAATCCTGGTTTTGTAGGATCTGGTTTCCATTGGTGGATTGGCCAGATTGTAGATGATTCTACGTGGCGTGAAAACATAAACCCAGAAAAATTTGAGAAGGTAACAGACATTCCTGCTTGGGGTTACCGTTATAAGGTAAAGATTATGGGTTACCATGATCAATCTGAAGCTGCTATTAAAGCAGAGCAACTTCCTTGGGCCCAAGTAATGTATCCTATTACTGCTGGTGGTGGTCAAGGTGGATCATCTATGACTCCTGCATTAAAGCAAGGGATGTTTGTTTTTGGTTTCTTTCTTGATGGACAGGATAAACAATCTCCTGTGATTATGGGTGTTCTTGGTAATAATGCCAAGACAATTATGGGAAGAAAGACTGGTAGTGAAGAGGGTGGTGGTGAGAACTATGCACCTCAAAGTTTTCATTCTAAAAATGCAGATGAAGAACCAACAACTCAGAAGAAGTTAAAGGATAATGATTTTGCTCCACAGCAAGCAGGAAATGAAGCATATAATTCCCCATCAGATTCAAATGTATCAAGAGAAAGTGTAGATTCTACTAATTTATATACAACAGCAGACGAGAAGAAAAAGAATGTATTGGAAGAGAAACATGCATTAGCATGTCCTAATCCAAATCGAGGGTCTGATATGAAAAATATTCAGACAGTACAGGAAACTCTTACTGAAACTTTAGATAAGTTTAAAAAGGCAGAAGCGGATGCTGCTGCAGCTGCAGGAATGCCCATAGTTCAGATGAGTAGAAATGTAAGTGATGAAATTGATAGAGCATCAAAAGAGATGTCCAAGTATATGAAAGGTATAATGGGACAGGTTCAACAGTTTACTACAAATGATTTTGTAGAGAAGATGCAACCAATGTTAAATTTGGCTGTTCCATCTTTTAAGAATAAGTTATTGGAAGAACAGATTGCGGGACTTGAAGGTATTTCTTGTGCATTTAATGGTATTAATGGTAGGTTAGCGGGGTTACTTGCTGGTGCATTAATAAAAGCATTCCAAAAGAAAAAGAATCAATCAAGAGCGACACCACCTGTTGGTATTGGTACTGCATTAGGAAGTACAAGAGCAAACAATGGTGTTCTTGAGACATTTATTCCTGTTGTAAATGCAGATGGTGATAGTCATGGAAACTGGGTTGCAACTGAAGAGATGATACCAGAACTTAAAACTCCAGGTGCAGAGATACTTCCACCACTTCCAAGAGATGGATATTATTCTCCCGATCCTCTTTGTTCAACTGAGGAATTAGTTGGGGAAGTATTGGGGTCTGTTATTAATGATATAATGGGTGCATATGATGCAGCTGCTGGTCCAATTGTTAATACTGTTAAACAATCTTTGGGTGGAGATATGAATGAGGGTGGAACTGAAGGAGTGGGTAGTTTTGATACTGCAATTAATGAAGCAAATGTTTTAGCAGCAGTATCATCAGGAGATTTTGTTGGTGCTATGTCATCTACTATGGCAGAGCAAGCAGGAGTAAGTCCTAATGAGATAGGATCTGTTGTTAATAGTTTTAATAGAGGTAATTATGATGCAGGAATGTCATCATTCCTTGACCTTTCTGGTAAAAATATTCCCGCAAATGCTGCTGCAATAGGTGTAGCAATTGCAGCAATTAAGAATGGAGATTTGCTGAGTGGTTTTGGTGCAATGACTAATATATTAGGTGTAGATTCTAAGTTAATGCAAGGAATGGGTACAGCTTTTGATGCAATCTCATCAGGTAATACGGCAAATCTTCTTAGTGCAGCAGGAGGACTTGCTTCAATGTATCCTGGAGTTTTAAATTCAATTGCAGGTAAGGGTGCTGCATTAGCAGGAATAAATCCTGGTAATTTACTGGGTGGTTTGGGTGGACTGGGTGGAATGAGTTTTGATATCGCATCATCATTAACTTTTGTACAATCAGTTTCGGAATTGTTTAATTGTGATCCACCACCACATTGTTCACCAAATGATGTTCATACTATGCAGGGTGGAGGTTCTTCATCGGATGGTGGAAGTGGTGCTGGAGTTGCACAAGCAGCACAAAGTCAAGCTGAAAAAGCAATGAGTTTAGGGTCTGGAGGTAACTTCTTATAATGCCAATAACACCAACCTCATTTAATAATATTAAAGTAGGATATATCAGTCAGACTGACGGATATGTTAAGAATTTGTCTATTGCTGATGCAAATACATATGCAGAAGCAAATCCAAAGACTGAATTTATCTTTATAAATGGTGATAATAAAGTTATATACTTAGACATTGATGGTGTTAATCAACTAACACCTAAAAATTTATTAAGGTCTGATCCTTGTGATACAAGAGACAAACCTTGTGGTCCTCCTATTCTTAAGTTCTTTGGTGGTCAGGGTATAGGTGCAGCAGCAAATCCAGTTATCGATAGTAATGGTCAATTGATTGCTGTTGATCTTATACGTGGTGGTGGAGGATATAAATCTCCACCTCAAGTACAGGTTATAGATCCTTGTAAGAATGGTTCTGGTGCTGTTCTACAGACATTAGTAAAGGATGGTGTTGTTGTAAAAGTTATTGTTAATGATAGTGGTTTGGGTTATCTTCCACCAGCAGGAACAACTTCACAATATCCAGCAGTTCTAACACTTACAGAAGTTCGCGTAAAGAATCCAGGATTTAATTATAATTGTGGTGTAGATAAATTGACAATTACTCCTAGTAATGGTACAGTATTAACATATAAATGTGATCCATTTGGTAAGATTAGATCTGTTAGTGTCGATCAGCGAGGTAGTTTTACTCAACTTCCAAATATAGCAATGGATACTGAGAGTGGATTTAATGCATCATTTATTCCTGTCTTTGAGATTAATCGTGATCCTGAAGAGGTAAGATTGATAGATCAATCACAACTTGTTCGTGTTTATGATCTTGTTGGTCTAACTCTTAATGGATATGTTGACGGTAAAGCTTATTATGGAAACGTTTACTTTGTTGGTGGAACAAAGTATGCTGGTACTACTACTAGTGATGGAACAGACATTAGAGTTTATGATACTCGTTTAGAGAGTATTGATAACCCAACTACAGAAAAACTTCAATAGATACTATTATGTCAGGTAACGCAGGACCAAAAAAGAATTTCTGGGTACAAGCCTGGAGTGCTATGAATGGCATGATTCAATTTGGTGCTTTGAGTCCAAGAGATGATGTTACTTCTAGTGTAGAATTAAAAGGACTAGATGGTAGGCATTTCTTATCTTTAGATGAGGATGGGGTTCGTACAGGATGGACTGTAATGAATTCTCCTGGTGCAACAATGATTCACACAGGAGAAGATTTAGCAGCAGTTCCTGAAGGAAGTGATCCACCAGAAGGTATCTGTGAGAAGGAAGCCTTTGTTGTTATTGCAAAGAATGGTGACATTCAATTGAAAGCAGCGAATGGTAAAATTAGAATGGAGGCCCATGATATAGAGATGGTTGCAACAGGTCAACCACCAGATCATGGAAGGGTTGAGATTAATGGGTATGAGAGTATTAAACTTGACTCAAAGAATATTACAATAGATGGTAAGCAATCATATAAAATAGTGAGTACAGGAATTCTGACTTTAAGTGGTTTGTTGGGGGTTCATATTATTTCTCCTCTTATAACAGGGGTAACAGCAGCATCTATACCTGGTACGATGCCCAAACCAGGAACACAAATTCAAAACGGCTAGGAGGTAAATATGGCATTTTCTATTGATGAACAATGGGTTTATAATGGTCAACATGTAGTTGCAAAACCTTTTACTACACCAAAAGTATTGGGGGTTGGTGCAGAAAAAATTAAGTGGTCCTCTTATATTCAAGGATCACTTCAGGTTGGTGCGGTTGATGATTTTGGAGCAGGTGATTATCCAGGTACTGCGACTGTAATGATTGGTCGAACAGATACTAAACCGACACCTAGAGCACTTAATACAAGAGGTAATGTTCATGTAGAAGGTGATAGTGGAACTCCTTGGGCAGTTAATGTTGAAGGTAATCAAGAGATAATAGGTAATGGGCAGACTGCTAATGGTTTATATGTAACAGGTGGATCATCAGATAATGCTCTTTATGTTGAGGGTGATTTATACGTTAGTGGTAAGATAGATGGTGATAATAAAGGAAGACTTGCTTCTAGATTTGGAACTGCTGATTCCTTGGGTAAAGTTTTTGATATGGTTCATCCCACCAAGGGACAGGGATGGAGACTTGCTCATGCTTGTATTGAGGGTCCAGAAGTTGGTGTATATTTTAGAGGAAGGTGTAGGAATCAAAAGGCAATAAAAATACCAGATTATTGGAAAGGTTTAGTTCATACAGATAGTATTTCAGTTCAACTTCAACCTATTGGATCTCATCAGGATATTATTGTGAAGAGATGGGATGATGAATTTATACATCTTCAAGCTCAAGGTGGATTACCAATTGATTGTTTTTATCATGTATATGGAGAAAGAAAGGATATTAACCCATTACATGTAGAATATGAGGGTGAGACTTGGGAAGATTATCCTGATCCTAACCATAGGAACTTTGATCCCCTTGATCCTGATAGAAATCTATTGGATGAGAAATATAGAGGTTCACGTAATACCTTTACTATGTAATGAAACTTTCTGAAGATTTACATGTACTGGAATGCTTTTATCCTGCATCCAGTACTAGTAATCCTATTTTTCATAATTTAATTGAAGAAAATAAACTTAGAGTTGAAGGTCCTAATAGCAAATATTATATTACTTATTTTAAGGAAGAACCTGATGAGGTTAAATCTTTATTAGAATGGATACATAAGAAAATTTGTGATGATATTGTTGATATTCCGTTAGTGTGCTCAGAAGCATGGGGTGTAATTTATAATAAAGGAGATTATATTAATACTCACACTCATAAGCAGGGTGATGTTATTGATTCATCTACTCCTAATTATTTTTCTTTTGTTTATTATGTTAATGCTCCTGATGGGTCTTCTCCTTTAGTTTTTCCAACTTCTGGACATGAAATTAAAGCAGAGAATGGAAAGGTTATTATTTTTGAGAGTAGATTGCGTCATTATATTCCTTCTAATGAATGTGAAGGACGATATATTATTGCGGGAAATTTTATTTCATCTGAAGAGTCGTTTATTTCTAACCCTTGACAAGACCTAATTATAGTGCTATATTATCTTTGTTGAGCGCACAACATAGGGAGTGACTGAATAAACTTACTGGCATATAGCTGGTTAAGGTGATACGACAGAGGTGGTGCTCGCTGTCCTTGAGACAGAACTACATACCAAGTAGGTCGTAGGCAGAGTGGTAATTCTAAACTGTAGAAATGCCCTGCTCTTGTTGGTAAACAGGAATCCAACCTCCCACACAACTATTTTGGAGACTTCTATGGAAGAGAATCAAAGGCCTGATCTAGGAGAAGATAATATTCAGTATGAAGATGAAGAATATTTAATGAAGTGTGTGGTTGACCCTACAAAGAAAACTTTCTACTTATATTCTAATGAAGGGGATACTAAGACGGTAGTGTGTGATGATACAGAACAGTTTATGAATGTGTTGGAGTTGGTACGTGCTACCTGTCCTGAAGAGAGGTTAGTGTATGCAGATCCAATATCCTCAGGGAAAAACGACTTTTGATTCCAAAAAAGGGCGATAAAAATCGCGGCAATTTTTTCGCCCTATTACTTTTTTGATAAATAATAAAAAAGTTATGTGTAAGCAGAAATGGGTATTCGCATAGATGGACAAACCGATGTTTTATCAGCAGCGGATGGCAGTCTTACCATTGAAGGACAGCAGATTAATACTACTGGAATTGTAACTGCTGCATCTGGATTTCGAGTAGGAAGTGCCGTAACGATTGGGATATATAACGGAGGTAACTCTACTTTTGCGGGTATAGTTACTGCGAATGCTTTTGTTGGTGATGGTTCATTATTAACAGGTGTTGCTGCTGGTGTCTGGACAGAAGATTCAGTTGGTGTCAGCACAATTAAGGTTGCTGGTATTAATACTACTGGTGTTAAAGGAATTGCTGCTGGTGCTGCTACTTCAGAAGGTGCAGTTCAGGCACATGGTAATGTTTCCATATATGATGGTATGTTAATGCTTGATCAGGTTATTGATAAGAATATAACATTACCTGCAGGTAAGAACGCAATATTAGTAGGTCCTGTACAAGTTGCTGCAGGAATTGGGATTACTGTGGAAGCAGGATGTACCCTACTTATAGCATAAATACAAAAAATAGGATTATCTGATAAATGGCTAATTTACAGGTTGGTGTTGCTGGAAATGGAACCGTCACGGTAGGTGCAGGGGCATCAGTACATTCTCCTGCAAGTAATACCCTGACATTAGGAACAAATGGTGATGAGAGGGTTCGTATTGACTCAAGTGGAACAGCAAAGTTTTCTGGGAACATAGAAGTTGACAGTGGTTCCAATGGGATGATTGATTTTGGTGATATTACATCTGGTTATGGAAGATTATATGCAGACAGTACAGGAACGTTTATAGGATCGAAAAGTAATGATCCTTTAATTCTTAGAACTAATCATACAGAGGTAGCTAGGCTTGATACAAGTGGTAGATTACTTTTAGGAACCACGACTGAGGGACATACAAGTGCAGATGATTTAACAATTGCAACTTCAGGTGCTACTGGAATAACAATTAGAAGTGGAACAAGTAATGCTGGTAATATCTATTTCTCTGATGCAACATCAGGCACTGCTGAATATGCTGGTTATGTAAGTTATAGTCACTCTACTAATTCTCTTTCTTTTGGAACCAATGATGGCTCAGAAAGACTTCTCATCACATCTGATGGTAGTATGGGATTAGGAACTACTCCTGAGACAGATGGACAAGCAAATAGTTTGTATTTTGCTAATGGTAATGCAAATATATGGGGTTCTGGTAACGTCAATTTTTATACAGTTGTTAATGCTAGATATACGGGAACTTCTTGGAAGTATAACAATACTGCTACTGCATCTTATACTGGACAACAATCAGGAGTTTGGAGTTTCCATAACGCTCCTTCTGGTACTGCTGATGCCGCAGCAACTTTTACAGAAAGAATTCGTATAGGAACTTCAGGTGAAATTGGAATTGCTGGAGCAAATTATGGAACATCAGGTCAAGTATTAACATCTGGTGGTTCTGGTTCTGCTGTTTCTTGGGCAACTGCTGGTGGTATAACTCAAGCTGATTTTTGGAGATTAAGTTCTAGTTTGCAAGCAAACCAACTTCCAATTGCTTCTAATTTAGAACGAGTAGATACTTATGGTTTTGGTACTGGATCATTACTTGGATCTGGAATGACGGAGAGTAGTGGTGTATTTACATTCCCAGCTACAGGACTTTATTGGGTACATGCTTTTGGTAATGTTTATTCTGCTAACCATTCTCAAACAAACACTTTACAAATTAGATACACAGCAGATGGTGGTAGTAACTGGGCTACTGCTTCTGTAGGTGCTCAAGGAATTTATGACCAAGGTTCTGATTCATATGGTAATATAGGCACAAATGCGTTAATTGATGTTACTAGTACTAGTAATGTTAAAGTAGCCTTTAATTTTGGTGCTGGTCAAGGTGGTGAGTATCTTGAAGGACATACTACATATACTTACACTGGATTTATCTTTATTCGATTGGCTGCTACATAATCATGATACCTTTTCAACAAGAGGTCCCAATTGGACCTTCTAGACCTAAACATTATTCTGAAATAGTTCATCAATTACATCCTGGTGGTTGGTTTTATTGGGCTGATAGTAAGAATAAAGTTTATGAAAATTTGAGATTGGTTGAGAAAGTATATGATGAGGAGGCATATGCCAAAAATCCTAATGGACCTTTGGTGATGAAACCTAATCCCATTAAGAATCTTCCATCTTTGGATGAATTAAATGATCAATTATTAAAATCACAAAAAGAATGGGATGATAAATTTTCTTCTTATAAGCGACCAAGATTGGATGAGTACCCTAGTTTGAGGGAACAATTGGATATGATATATCATGATATTGAAAATGGTAAACTTGATAAGACTGGTTCTTTTTATAAGAGTATCAAGGCTGTTAAGGACAAGTATCCAATTATGGGTGATACATAATGTTATTTAAATCCTTCCTAAATATCTAAAAAGTAGTTAAAAATGAGTACACTAAAGGTTGATACTATTGCATCGGATACCACTCCTACCGTCACTATTAGTGATGGTTTGAGTGTTAGTGGTGTTACGACGAGTACTGGAGCAAAAGTAACAGGACAACTTGAAGTAACAACAGGTGCTAATTCATTTTTAACAAGTGCAAACGTATTTAAAGGAACTGCTGGACAGAAGGGAGTATATTTAAGGTCTGCATTATCTTCTGCAACAACACCAACTTATTCAAGTGTTGATGATACAAATACAGGGATATTTTTACCAGGATCAGATGTATTTGGAGTAACTACTGCTGGTACAGAAAGACTTCGCATCTCATCTGGTGGTGCGGTTGGTATCAATACCACTGCTTCTTCCTATCCATTTCAAGTTCAAACTGATGGAACTAGCACAACTGTAGGTGGAAATATAGTTGCAAGATTCCAATCATCAGGAGCTGCTGGTAGAGATGCAACAATTCAGTTAAGTGATAACGTTTCTCACTCAGCAACTATTTCTATGTTGAGTAGTAATCTTGCATTTGCAAATGCAGGAACAGAATCAGTTCGCATCGACTCTGCAGGTAGATTATTAATAGGATCTACTGCATCAAATCAAGTATGGGGATTGCAGGGAGCTCTGCAGGTAGAAGGTACTACTGCTTCTACTGCTACTGCAGCTTTGATTAGTAATCAAAATAGTAATGCACCTTTCTATCTTGCTTTTTGTAAATCAAGAGGAACTTCTGATGGTTCTGCTACTGTTGTTCAAGATGGTGATTACTTAGGAACTATTTCGTTTACTGGTGCAGATGGAACAGATAGAGAAAATACATCTGGTCGTATTGATTGTGTAGTAGATGGAACTCCAGGTGGTAATGATACGCCTGGTAGATTGATGTTCTCTACAACTGCTGATGGTGCAGGTGGTGTATCAGAAAGACTTCGCATCACAAGTGCTGGTGCATGGGGTATTGCTGGTGCTAACTATGGAACATCAGGTCAAGTATTAACAAGTCAAGGTTCTGGGTCAGCGGTTCAGTGGGCTTCTGTTAGTGGTGGACCAACTCATTATAGTAAATTTACTTTAGAAAGCGTACAAGGAAACCAAAACCCGATTAACAATTGGGATTTATATAGTCCTGGTATATCACCAACTATTAATACTGCTGTAACTAATACTAATGGTGTATTTTCATTCCCTTCCACAGGAATATGGGAATGTCAAGCCTCTATTCTTTTCTATTTAAATGGTGGTACAACAGAATTTCGATTAGAAACATATGGTACTACAGATGATGGTAGTAGTTGGGATATTATAGGTCGTCAATATGGATGGTTCCACAACAACAGTTCTACAAACTATATGAGTGTTAGTACTATGCCTTTTCTTTTAGATATTACAAATACAAGTAATTGTAAGGTTAAGTTTGTAATAGCTGGTGGTCCTGGTACATTATATACAGGTGGTGATGATAATGATCTCTATAGTGGATGTCACTTTATAAGATGGGCTGATACATAATGTTATTCAAATCTTTCCTAAATATCTAAAAAGTAATAAACAATGTCTGATATTAGATTCAACGGTTGGTTACACAGAAGCGGAACAGGTGGAGTTTGGCAGGACTCATCTGGTAACGTTGGTATTGGAAGTTCCGTTCCAAGTAATGCTGCTGTTTCTGCAAATACTAAGGTATTAAATGTTGGTGTTATTACTGCTACAACATATTATGGTAGTGGTGCAAATTTAACTGGTATTACTGGAACAACAATAAACAATAATGCAGATAATAGATTAATAACTGGTTCAGGTACTGCTAATACACTAGAAGGTGAAGTAAATCTTACTTGGAATGGGACAAATCAATTAAAAGAAACTGGAAGTGGCGATACTCATATACTGATTGGTTCTACTGATGCTGGTGGAGCTAGCATTTATTTTGATGGTGATTCAGACGGTGATGGTGCTGGTAGTGATTATTCATGGATAAAACATAATACTTCAGGTGATATGGAGTATGTTGTTGATAATCCAGCGGCAGCAGGTGTGCATATATTTAAAACTGCTGGAACAACAGAAAGACTTCGCATTGATAATGATGGTAAATGTATAATACCAGATAATGGAAGGTTCTCTGCTGGAGCTGGAGAAGATTTGTACTTGTATTCGGATGGAACACAAGGAATTATCCGTGCTCCTAATTCAAATCTACATTTACAGTCAGATGCAGAGGTTATAATTGGAGATATTGGTGGTAATGAAATTTTTGGAAAATTTGCAGATGATGGGGTTGTATCACTTTATAGCGATAATACTAAGGTTTTTGCTACAACATCAACTGGAATAGATGTTTGGGGAGCAGAAGGTGGTGATTGTAATATACATCTTAGTGCTGATGAAGGTGATGATGATGATGATAGGTGGCGACTCAATGTAGCTGCTGGTGGTGGATTTTCTATAGATTCAGCTACTTCTGGTTCTTGGGAAGAAAAAATGAATATAGCAATGGCTGATAATGGACCAATTGTATGTTGTGCTGTTGATTCAGGTGTTACTAATGGTGGTATTTCATTAGGTAATGCAAACATTGGAGGTAAGTGGTATGCGACTGGTAATACTACAGCAAGTTTATTCATGTTCTTTAATCCTGGAAATGGTAATGTAGGTAGTATTAAAACTAATGCAGCTGCTACTTCGTTTAATACCAGTTCTGACTATCGTTTAAAAGAGAATGAAGTACCATTAGAGAATGCTATAACTAAGTTAAAAGCACTTAAACCTTATACCTTTAACTTTAAAACGTATCCTAGTGACAAAGTAGATGGTTTTTATGCACACGAAGCAGCTGAAGTTGTACCTACAGCCGTAACAGGAACTAAAGATGAGATGGCTCCTACTTACTACAAATCAGGAGATACAATTCCTGAAGGTAAAAAGGTAGGTGATTGGACTGGACAATACTCAAGCACTGAAATTAATCCTCAAGGTGTTGATTATGGTAAATTTACACCTTTATTAACTAAAGCACTTCAAGAATTGGTTGCTAGGGTTGAAGCACTTGAATCAGCATAAATATCAATAAATAGTAAAAACTAGGGGGAGAGTGAACCCGAAATGACTGTTGTACATCCAAATGCAGTTTCTGGTATAAATTCAATTACCGTTCAAACGGGTAATTCTTTGTCGATCCATAAAGCTGATGGATCACTTTTAAGAACGATTACTGGTTCAACTGGAGTAACTACCTTTGCCACAGCATCAGTTGGAGCAGCATGGACTGACTTTTCTCAGGGTGGTGGATTAAATATAGGTTTAGGAGCAAGTATATCTAACGGGTCAGGTAATGTATTGACCTTTGGTACAAATGGAGATGATAGAGCAATTATAGACGCATCTGGAAATCTTGTTCATGGTGGTGGTAGTTCTCGTAGTGCTGTAGGTGGTGCTCAATTAGTTCAAGTTGAAGGTCTTACTGCTGCTGCTGGTTTTTCTGCTGTTCGTAACTCTAATGATGCACACGGACCTTATATTTCTTTAGCTAAATCCAGAGGAACAGCTCTTGGTGCGGTAACAGTTATTCAAGATGCTGATGATTTAGGAGCTATTAGATTTGGTGGTGGTGACGGAACTGATATTGCATCTGAAGGTGCGAGAATAGAAGCAACAGTAGATGGAACTCCAGGTTCTAATGATATACCTACTAGGTTAACTTTCCAAACAACTGCTGATGGAGCAGCAGCACCAACAGAAAGACTTCGCATCGATTCAGGTGGTTCTGTAACAATTGGAGATGCTGCTACACATACATTTGCTGCTCATTCCGAAGGAGATGATTTAGTTGTTGGTGGTTCTGGTTGGCGTGGAATGACCATCTATGGAGAAGGTGGTGGTGGAGTCATACAGTTTGCTGATGATGGAAGTAATCGTGTTGGGCAGATAATGTATAATCACGGTGATAATTCTATGATCTTCCGTGTTAATGGAAACCAAACTAGATTAATGATCGACTCAAGTGGTAGATTACTTTTAGGACACACTTCTGATATTGGTTATGGATTTAGAAGTCAACTTGTAGGTGAAGATGGAAATACTTCTTCATCTTCTCAAATAAGATTTACTGCTTCTGCCTCTGGTCCAACTCATGTAATGGCAAAAAGTAGAAATGGTACGGCCGGATCAAAGACTATTGTTCAGGATGATGATAATCTAGGAGAAATTCAATTCAGAGGTGATGATGGTGTTGATTATTTGTCTATTGCTGCAAGCATCAAGGCAGAAGTAGATGGAACGCCTGGTGCTGGAGATATGCCAGGTCGTTTGGTATTCAGTACAACTGCTGATGGTGCAGAATCAGCAACAGAAAGACTTCGCATCGACACAACTGGGTGGATGGGTGCAGGTCAAACAGCAAGAGATAATGCAGGACAAGTTGCAGCATTTAAAAATACCTCCAATGCAAATAGTTGGTTAAGTGTAAATGTTGCCAATAATACTGGAATTGGTGGAGTAGTTTTTGGTGATTCTGATTCTTGGGCTCCTGGTTATGTTCAGTATAATCATACTGATAATAAAATGGAGTTTTGGGTTAATGCTGGAACGAGACTTACTATCAACTCAAGTGGAAATGCTATATTTAGTGGAACAATAGATGATAGTAAAGGTGATGTTAGAGATATACCAAATGTTAGTAAAACAAGTGCTTATACATTAGTTGCTACTGATGGTGGTAAGGCAATTCATATTACTACTGGAGGAGTAACAGTACCTAATGCTACTTTTGCAGGTGGTGAAGCAGTTACAATAGTCAATTCAAGTAATAGTAATCAAACAATTACACAAGGATCTAGTCTTACAATGTATTTGGGAGGTGATGCTGGTACTACTGGAAATAGAACTTTAGCTGGAAGAGGGGTTGCAACTGTGTGGTTCCATAATGGATCTACTGCTTACATTTCAGGTTCGGGGTTAAGTTAAAATGGCTATTCAGCAGATTCTCTTGGGTCATGGAGCTAAATCCATTGAGGTTGAATATCTAGTTATCGCTGGTGGAGGTAGCGGAGCAGGTGGTGGTGGATATGCTGGTGGAGGAGGTGGTGCTGGTGGTTATAGAATAGGTACTAATCATAAAATTTCTGGTACAGTAACAATAACTGTAGGTGCTGGTGGAGCTTCAATCGTAGCAAATGGAAATGCGGGATCGAATTCTGTTATGGCTGATATAACCTCAACAGGAGGAGGTGGTGGTGCTAATTTTAATACTAGTCCTGCATCTTGTGATGGTGGTTCAGGTGGAGGTGCTGGTGGTGGATTAGGTGGTTATCCTGGAGGTTCTGGTATAAATGATGGTGGAACTTTTGGTACTGCAACTTATCAAGGTCATGATGGTGGTGAAGATGGCGGTCATCATGGTACTTGGTGGGAACAAGCAGGTGGTGGCGGTGGAGGAGCAGGAGGTGTTGGACAAAATGCTCCATCTGTAGGTCATTCAGGAGATGGAGGAGCAGGACGTTCATCCTCAATTACTGGTTCTGGAGTAACAAGAGCAGGTGGAGGTGGTGGTGGTACTGGATATTGGGCTACTAATGATCCTAACTATGGTGGTGGTGAAGCAGGTTCAGGCGGTGGCGGTCATGGTGCAGGAAGATCATCACCTATTCAACGACTAGCATCTGCAGGAACTGTTAACACTGGATCAGGTGGAGGTGGTGGAGGAAACTTTGATACATCCCCTTCCCCTCCTGGTGTTGCACAACCTAGTGGTGCTGGTGGATCAGGAGTTGTTATAATTAAGATGGCAGCTGCTGATTATTCAGGTACGACATCAGGATCACCATCTGTTACAACTGCTGATGGTTATACCATAATAACATACAATGCTTCAGGTACTTATACTGTATAATGGCACATTTCGCAACAATAGATAATTCCACAAATAAAGTTATTAACATTGAAGTAGTTAATAACGCAGTGATCACTGATTCTAATGGTGATGAACAAGAGCAATTAGGTATTGATTTTTTAGAACAGATTCATGGTGGTGGAGGAGTTACTTATAAACAAACATCTTATAATTCAAATATGCGAAAAAATTATGCAACAGTAGGTGGTACTTATGATGCAGATAAAGATGCTTTTATAGATCCACAACCTCAAATGGATGGAATTGTATGGAATTCTTGGGTTTTAAATGAAACTACTTGCCGATGGGAAGCCCCAATTGCATATCCTAATGATGGAAAACCTTATAGATGGGATGAAGAATTATATGATTCCTATACATTTTATGATAGTAACAGAACTGGTTGGTCAGAAATTCTAGAATCGCGTCCATAAATACATGTTAGCATTAATTATAAATAATCCATAACGGATACATATAGCTTGGAACAATAACATGGGTCTTTCCAGATTAGAGAATTTTCTCAAAAATGTTCGCGGGAATATCCTGTATGTCAGTCCAAATGATTTGGATGCAACGGATAGTGTTGAGAATAAAGGGAATTCATTAACTCGTCCATTTAAGACGATTCAAAGAGCACTCGTAGAGGCATCAAGGTTTTCATATCAACGTGGTTTGAATAATGATCGTTTTGGTCAAACCACAATCTTGTTGTATCCTGGTGAGCACGTAGTAGATAATAGGCCTGGTTGGATTCCTGATGGATCTGGAAATTTTAGAGATAGATTTGGTTCAACCTCTTCTGATTTTAGTGCATGGGATTTAAATACTAATTTTGAGTTATCTAATGTTAATAATTCACTTTATAAACTGAATAGTGTTTATGGTGGTGTAATTGTACCTCGTGGTACTTCACTTGTTGGTATGGATCTTAGAAAGACCAAGATCCGTCCTAAGTATGTTCCTAATCCAACTAATGATAATGTTGAAAAATCCGCAATATTCCGTGTAACTGGTGGATGTTATTTCTGGCAATTCTCTATATTTGATGGAGATCCAAACGGACAGGTATATCTAGATTATACTAATAATGCATATGCACCTGATTTTTCACACCATAAGTTAACTGCATTTGAATATGCTGATGGTGTAAACAAGGTAAGTATTAATGATAATAACCAAACTTATGGTTCTAATACCAGAACTGACCTTGACATGTATTATGAGAAGGTTGGTTTAGTTTATGGTGTTACATCTGGTCGTGAAATAGAACCAGATTATCCATCAACTGGATTAGATATTCAACCTAAAGTTGATGAATATCGTATTGTTGGTCCTACTGCAGGTTCTGTAGGTATTAGTAGCATTAAATCGGGTGATGGTACAACCTCATCTACAGTTATTACAGTTACTACTACTTCTGCTCTGACTGGTGCAGATGTAGATACTGCAGTTCATATTAGTGGATTAACTGATACTTCATATAATGGTCGATTTGTTATTACAGAGAAGGTAAATTCTACTCAATTTAAGTATTCTGTACAAAATGCTCCTTCTGATGCACTTCCAGGTACATCTGGTGGTGTAGCAGCTCTTACTGTTGATACTGTTTCCTCTGCTTCTCCATATATCTTTAACTGCTCATTGAGATCAGTTTATGGTATGTGTGGTTTGCTTGCAGATGGTAACAAAGCAACTGGATTTAAATCAATGGTTGTTGCCCAGTACACAGGTATTGGATTGCAGAAGGATAATAATGCATTCTTAAAGTATAATGCAACTACAGGTGCATATGATGATGGTACTGTTACTGGAAATGAGAATTTAGTTACAGATTCGAGAGCAGTCTTTAAACCTGCATATAATAACTATCATATTAAAGCAATTAATGATGCAACAATTCAAGCAGCATCAGCATTTGCTATAGGTTATGCAGAACACTTTGTTACTGATACTGGTGGTGATATGTCTATCACCAACTCCAATTCAAACTTTGGTGCAAAGGCATTAGTTTCTGCAGGATATAAAAAGGATGCGTATTCACAGGACGATTTAGGATATATTACACACGTTATTCCTCCAAAAGGATTCCAGTCTACTGAAAAGACTGTAGAATTTACTGCTCTTGATATTTCTAAGATAGTTGGTTCTGGTACAACTTGTGAACGTTTGTATCTTAAGGGACAAACAAATTCATCTGTTAAACCAGAGAGTGTTGTTGATGGTTATAGAGTAGGTGCAGCAGCATCTGATAGACTTAATGTATTAATTCCTATTTCTGCAGGTGTTAGTTCGGAGTTTAGTTCTCGTATTGTGATGCCTAATTCACAAACGAGTGGAGAGAAGAGTTTTAAAGTTAATAGAAGTGCTACTGGTATCAATAGTATTACAAGTAATCAGTTTGAATTAACAGCAGCACATACTTTTGAGAATGGAGAAACTGTTAGGGTTATAAGTTCTGACGGTAGATTGCCTGATGGAATCGATCCAAATAGAATATATTATGCTATTACTACAGGAATATCAACTAATGTTGGTTTAAAACTTGCTAAGACTTTAAATGATGCAGAGAATACAACAGCATTAACGATTAACAATCTTGGTGGACCTCTAAAAATTGTAAGTAGAGTATCTGATAAGGATTCTGGTGATATTGGACATCCTATTCAGTATGATACAACTGCTTCTCAATGGTATGTTAAGGTTGGTATTGATACTGCTATAGGAAAAGATGCAATTCATCCATATTTCCTAAATCAAGGAACTGCGGGATTAGGAAATGCTTCTCCTAGAACTTATATTAAGAGAAAGACTGATGATAGAAAAGCAGAAGATACTACGTATCGTTTAAGATATATTATTCCTTCATCCACTGGTGGTTCTGTTGCAAGACCTCCTACAAGTGGATATGTTATTCAGGAGTCTAATACTTCTATTGGATCAACAACTGCAGAAGTTCAGACTTACTTTGGTACTGGTTCATTAACTAATGTCAATCAGCAAAGAAACTTTAATTTAATTGCACATGCAAACTGGGATTCATCAACTAGTGTTGATAGAGCAAGATATTTAACAGAGCAACCACATAACTTATCTGTTGGTTCTCTTGTTGAGATTGCTAATGTTAAGAGTAGTGTGAATACTACTGGTGCTGGTAATTCTGGATTTAATGGTACATTTGCTATTACTGGTATTACAAGTGCAAGGGAATTCTTTGTTGGAATGTCAACTGATGGTGGTTCATTTACAAACGATACTACAACAAGAGATATTGATCTCCCATACTTTAAGAGAAAGAATTATAATAATTCATATGTTGTTCAGGATACTGAAGAAGTTCAGCAGTATGTTAGTGGTAAGCAAGATGGTATTTACTATGTAACTGCATTAAAGTCATCAAATGCTCCTTCTGTTTCACCATTTACTGGAGAGAAATTTATTCAACCAGTTAAGTATCTTTATCCTCAAGTAAATCGTGATAACCCTGTTCTTGATCCTGAAGCAACAACAACTCATGCTGTTTCGGATCCAATTGGAGATGTTACTGTAAGTGATGTTAGAGATAGTCTTACTAGAGAAGCACTTGATAACTTTATGAGTGATGTTAAAGTCGGTGTTGGTATAACACAGATTATAACAAGTGTTGGTTCTACTGAGACACATATGGCCCCAGCTTCCAGTACAACTGGAATTGCTTCACAACCAGTTAAGATTCCAGTAGGATCATTTAACTTCCCTAATTCTAAGGTTCATACCATTTACACTGATGCTGATCATGGATTAAATCCTGTTACTCAAGTCAGTATTGCAAGTAGTGGTGGTGGATATGGTACAGGTGGTGGTACTGAAGAAGTCTACTATAATGCTCAGTTATTAAATAGCGAGCAGCATTTTGTTTGGACTAGTGCTGGTATTGGTACAACAACTGGACACTTTGCTACTGCGAAGGTTACTGTAGATAAGAATAGTGGTGGTATTACTGAACTACTCATCATGAATGGTGGTAGTGCTTATGGTATTGGTAACACATTATATGTTGCGGGTATTACAACTCACGCAAGTAGTGTCGGTACAGGATACAGTGCTGCTAAGATTACCGTCAGTAAGATTTACAACAATATAGGTAATATTGTTAGAATTGCTGGTGTATCATCAGAAACTTACGGACAATATAACAATCTTTATCGTATTCTTGATGTTCATGTAGGTGCAGCAAGAAGTTTCACTGTTGTTGGTAATACTCCAGTAACAGGTGTAACAACTGCAGGTATAGGTTCTGTTGTAACTTCTAATGCATACTTATATAATACTGGAGATGCTCTTGGTATTAGTACATTCACTTATGATACAAGTTTAGGTATTGCAACAGTTGGAGTATCAACTGCTCACGGATTAAGTGTAAATGCTAAGGTTAAGGTTGCTATATCTACTGTTGGTGTTAGAACAGATGGTGCAAGTACTGGACCTTCTGCTAAAGATTACTTTGTTGGAGATTATGTTGTAACCAAGAGTAATACTTGGAATGAATTTGAGTTAAATGTTGGTGCTGGTAAGACAGTTAGTGCAGGTACAATATCTGTTGGTTCTTCTATGTTTGTTGAACGTACAGGTTTTGCTTGTGCAAATGGTACTCCAACATTAGAAGATGAGAGTCTAAACGGAAGAATGACACCAATTAGTGGAGATTTGAATAATCTTCATACAAACTTGAATGCTGCAATGACTAAGACCACCACAGAAATGAATTTAACTGCTGGTGAGCAAGATGAAATTGGATTACAGATGGGTGATTACTTCGTGATTGATGATGAGATAGTCAGAATTAAGACTACTCCTGCTAATCCTGTAACAAACCCACTTTATGTTTTCCGTGCTTGTCTTGGAACAAAAGCAGCAACACACGCAGCAAATGCAGTTGTTCGTAGAATTAGACCACTGCCTGTTGAATTAAGAAGACATTCAATTAATAGAGTTGCAGGTCATACATTTGAGTACGTTGGATTTGGTCCAGGTAACTACTCAACTGCACTTCCAGAGAAACAAACCCGTCAAATATCAGATACTGAAGAGTTGTTAGGTCAATCTCTCAGAAAGAATGGTGGTATTAACTACTTCACTGGTATGAATGATAAGGGTATCTTCTACTCTGGTAATAAGAAGTTAAATTCTGTTACTGGTAAGGAAGAAGTTGTTAATACTCCAATCAGAACGGTAACAGGTGAAGACATCTCTGTTAAGAAGGGAGTCAATATTGTTAATGCAACTGAAGGTGAGTTCACACAGTCTATTAAGATTGATGGTGGAGATCAGAATAAGTCAATCTCTGAGTTTAAAGGTCCAGTTGTCTTTAGTAATAAGGTAACTTCATCTTCTACTAAGGGACTTGAAGCATCATCTCTATTCTTACAAGGAGATGCATCAGTATCACGTAAGTTAACCGTTGGAATTGCTACTCCAACTGATTCAGCAACTCCTGGTGATATTACTTTCAATGATAATCCACAAGGTGGTAAGTATCTTGGATGGGTTTACACAACCGATAAAGCCTGGAAGAGATTTGGTAACATAAGCACTGATGTAAATTATGATTATGCTAGTGTTGATAGACTTAGCGTTGGAACTGGTGCAACTATTAATTCTAACGGTAATGCAACATTCTCAGGAATTGTAACTGCTGTTACTGCATCTATTAATACTATTATTGGAGTTTCTTCTGCTGGAGTTGGAACTGCATCACCTAGAGCAACATTAGATCTTGCGGAAGGTGTTGGAATTAACACCTTTATGATTCTTCCTAAGGTCAGCAGCGTTGTTGGTTTAGGTACAACTGCAGGTGCAATGATGTTCAATACTGCTACAAGTAAGTTCCAAGGATTTACTGGAGCAGCCTGGGTTGATTTACACTAAACTTTTTTCATAAATAGTAAAAAATAGGGGGAGAGTGAACCCGAATGGCAATTAATAAGAATTTTGTCATTAAGAATGGTGTTCAGGTAAACACTAACCTGATCGTAGGTGATTCGACGACAAACAAAGTTGGTATAGGTACTACGGTTCCTGGGTATACCCTCCATGTTGGTGGCGCGAGAGGTGGAATAGGCGCAACCGACCTGAATATAATAGGTGTTGGTACAGTTAAAGATTTATTAGTTAGCGGATATTCTGGGTTTAGTTCGGATGTAAGTGTTAGCGGAATAGTTAGTGCTCAATCACTTGCGATAGGTACGACAGAGATAGTAGATAGAGGAATGCGTTTGAGTGGTATTGCATCACTTGACGCAACAACGACTGCAACAATTGAAGAAGCAATAAGGGTTGGTCCAAACAGTTTCAGTGACTTAAAAGTTGCTGGAATTTCTACATTTGTAGGTATTGCATCATTCCTTGGTGGAATTGATGTAGATCTTAGATCAGGTGTATCTACTTTTAGTGCTCCTGTTCAGTTTGGTATTTCTAAGATTGATGGTCAGGCAGGATTATCATCTAACTATGTTGCTGTAGGTGCAACTGTTGGATTTGGTACTACTGCATTCTTTAGAGATAATGCAGCTATCTTTATGGGAGATGGCTCAGATTTAAAAATTCATCATGATGGTTCGAATTCCTACATTCAAGATGTAGGAACTGGAGACCTTATTATTAGAGGTTCTGCAGATATAAAATTACAAAGTGCAAGTAGTGAGAATTATATTATTGCTAATGATACTGGCTCAGTAGAAGTCTACTATGATAATTCGAAGAAGCTAGAGTCTACAAGTGGTGGCCTCAATATAACTGGTATCACTACATTCTCTGATAGAATTAATGTAGTATCTGGTGTATCAACATTCCAAGATAGTGCTAAGTTAACATTCGGAGCTCAATCTGACTTAATTGTATGGCATGATGGATCACATAGTTATATACAGGATACCACAGGAACTGGGAATTTATATGTCGATAGTAATAGTTTACAGGTAAGAAATGCAGCAGGTAATGAAACTCAAGCAACCTTTGCAGAGAATGGAGCTGTATCTCTTTATTATGATAATGGAAACGTTTTCCAGACTACTCCGCAAGGTGTTAATGTTAGTGGAGTAACGACAAGTAATAGATTAAACATCAGTGGAGTATCTACCTTTACATCTATTGGTAGTAATTTAATACCAGATGTAGACGGTACTAGAAATATTGGTGCTGCTACAAGTGAGTGGGGTGATTTATTCCTTGATGGTACTGCAACTGTTGATGCATTAGTTGCTGATACTGCAAAGATTTCTGATCTAACAGATAATAGAGTTGTTATTGCTGGAACTTCTGGAGAACTGGAAGATAGTGGTAACTTAACATTTGATGGATCGACACTTGCGGTTACTGGAGATGAGACTGTAAGTGGTAAGATATCCGTTGGTTCTGGTGTTACAGCTTCTGCAAACGGTAATATTGCTGCTGCAGGAATTGTAACTGCTAATGGTGGAATTGTTGTTGGTACTGGTTCAAGTATAATAATTGGTTCTGCTGCTACTATATTTTCTAATGGTAATGTAACTATTTCTGGTATTGCAACTGTAGGTAGTGATCTTGTTGTACTTGGAAACCTTGATGTTACTGGTGATATCACTTATGATGAAGTATCTGGTAGAAACCTCAACATATCTGGTGTTAGTACCTTTGGTAGTGGAAATGGTGGTGTATCAGGACTATTAGTTACTGGTGCAGGTTATGTTGGTGGTGGTGCAACAGTTGGTGCTCATGCAGGTATTATTACATACTATGGTGATGGTGCAAATCTAACTGGTGTTACCATTGGTATTGGAACAACTGGTGATGGTTCAGCAGGTATTCATCCTGTTGGTTATGGTGTAACCTATCTTGAATTTAAAGGTGCTGGATTTACCACAGCATATTATGATGGTAATCTTGGTATTGCTACACTTTGCTTCCAAGGTGGAGGTGGTAATGCAGGTGCTGCAGGAACATGGACACCAGAAGGGTCTATTGGTATATCAACCAGTAAATCGGTTGGTATTAATACGACGGCACTTAACGATCCAGATGTCCAAGGTATTGGTAATTCATTCCAAGGACTTTATATTGGTAATGGTATGCTTATGGTTGATAATGCACTGAATGGTAATCATTACATTGGAACTAATTTTAATGGTATGATGGCAGGTCCAGTCACTATTAACGGTGTCTTGACTATTGATGGTAATTATGTGGTGGTTTAATGCTAAATAGTAAAAACTAGGGGGAGAGTGAACCCGAATGGCTGCTGAAATTAGAGTAGATACCATAAAAGGAAGAGCAGGTATTAACACCCTGAGTTTTGCGGGTGATGGTTTTACCTTCGATAAAAATGTTGGTATTGGTACTACAGTTGTTAGTGATCCTGTAAGTGCTAATAACCCAGGTAAATTAGCTTGTGGTATTGTAACGTGTAAGGAAATATATACCGATGGTTGGAATATTAGTGGTATAGCAACAGTTGGTGGATTAAAATTAGGGGATGGAGAGCAGATAATTGCGGGTGTTGGTTCAGATTTAAAAATATGGCATGACGCATCAAATAGTATCATTGCTGATGCTGGAACTGGTGCTCTTCATTTGAGAGGCGATGCAGTTGCAATTCAAAATGCAGCAGGTACTGAAAGTGGATTTGTATTTACTACAGATGGATCTGGTGTTGTATATTATGATAATGCTGCTAGAGTAAGTACAACAACTGACGGTGCAGATTTTGGTGGTACTGGTGCAATTGGTGTAACAAAAGGTACGACAGGACAAAGACCTGGTTCTCCAGCTGCAGGTGACTTTAGATATAATACTACAGACGGAAAGTTTGAGGGATATACTGACGAATGGGGTGAGATAGGTGGTGGTGGAGGAGCTGCAGAAACAGATGTTGCAGTTTCATCAACAAGTGCAACTGCTGTATATACAATAGCACACGCAACTTATCGTTCTGCATATATGATAATGCAGATTACTCAAGGTAGTGCATATCAAGTAGGTCGGTATTTGGTAATACATGATGGAACGACTGCTACAATTATAGAAGAATCGGCAATTGCAACAGGATCTATGCTTGGAACATTTACTGCTGGTATAGATGGATCAAATCTAAAAGTTTATGTGAATATGGGTAGTGCCTCGTCTGCGACGGTTACGGTACTTCCAAACCCCGTGACAGTATAAGGGGGTAAGAAATGGCAACTTACCGCGTCGGAATAGGATCTTTTAACTTAAAAGACGGTGCTGTCGGCATTGGTACGGAGTCTAGTGGCCTTGGAAATCTTAAGGTAGAAGGAACTATAAAGACAGCGAATTTAGATGTAACAGGTGTATCTACTTTCCAGAGATATGCTGGTTTTGCTGCAGATGATTTAAATATTAATAGAGATACAAGTCTTAGTTCAGAGCACAGTACGATAGGAGATATTGTTGTAGGATTAAATAGTACATTTACAGTATCAACAGGTGCTACTGTTACTGTTGGAACTGTTGAGAGTGTAAGTATAGGAACTCATTTTTCTCCTCCAACTGGTGGTGTAGAAGATAGACCAGAAGTACCAGTAGAAGGAACTGTTAGGTTTAATACAGAGTTAAATACACTTGAATTTTATGATGGAGTAGATTGGAGACAATTTACTGTAAATAATTCTGGTGGAAGTGGTCGTGGAGTATGGGGTGGTGGTGCTACTCCAACTTATTATACTTTTCAAGATTATATTACTATATCTTCTTTAGGAAACGCACAATTTTTTGGTGATTTGACAGTTGCTCGTGGTTTTTTACGTGGAGTTGCTAGTTCTGTAAGAGGAGTTACGGGTGGTGGAGAAGGTTCACCTGCTAGGACTGATACAATGGAATATTTTACCATTCAATCAGCAGGAAATGCAATAGATTTTGGTAATTTATCAGCAGTTCGTGGAATGTTAGGATCAACTTCTAGTTCAACTAGAGGAGTCTGGGGTGGTGGTGAGCAACCTGGTACTAATGTTAATATAATAGAATATATTGAGATTAATACTATAGGAAATGCAGTTGATTTTGGGGATTTAACAAAAGTCCGTAAGGATCTTCATAGTGGATTAGTTAATTCACCAACTCGTGGAATATTTGCTGGTGGTAGCAGTCCTGATAGTCTTATTGATGTGATTACTATTGCAGCAAAAGGTAACTCAATTAAATTTGGTGATTTATCTGTTGCTCGTAAAGGTCTTGCTGGATGTTCTAATAGTACGAGAGGTGTTTTTGTTTGTGGAGAAGCACATGGATCTCCTGGAACGGTCACTACATTAGATTATATAACTATTGCATCGGATGGAAATGCACAAGATTTTGGTGATGCAATGTCATCTCGTTACATAATTAATGGTGGTGTTTCTAATGAAACAAGAGGAGTATGGTCTGGAGGAGCAACAGCATTGAATTTAATAGAGTATATAAACTTTAGTACTTTAGGAGATGCAATGGATTTTGGTGATTTAGGGCTTGGTCGTCGTGGTGCTTCTGGTGTTTCTAATTCCCACGGCGGACTAGGAGGTTATTGATATGGCTACTAAACGCTTCGGTTACTTAGACGATTTATCCCTTAAGGGTCAAAAGGTTGGTATAGGAACTTCCACACCAAGTGAGAAGCTAGAGGTTATTGGTGGAACAAGGGGTGGGGATGTAGTTGTAACAGGTATTGCAACTCTTACATCTTCAAGTGGTTTCTTAAATAAAAATACATCATATACGGGTGATGTAGTTATTGATAGTGGAGAGAGTGGAACTCTATCAGGTGAGGTAGTTGTAGGATCTGGTCTTACAATGTCTGTAGGAACTGGTGCAACAACTGGTCAAGGAAGTATTAAGAGTCTGAAAGTAAGTAATACATTTAATCCTCCGATTGGTAGAACAAATGATAGACCATCAGCACCACAACCAGGAGCATTATATTATAATAAAGATTTTAGAACAATTGAATATTGGGATGGTAATTTCTGGAGACAGGTAGACCATACAACAACTAGTACTCGTTGTATTTGGGGTGGTGGGTATGAAATATCTACAACTATTGATTATGTGAATGGTTCATCACTAGGGAATGCAAAAGACTTTGGTAAACTGACTAGTTCTGGTAATAAGTATGCTGCTTTGGATGGAGTTTCTAGTTCTACAAGAGGAATATTTGGTGGTGGATATAAAGATTCGGGTGGAACTTCTACTCAGACTGATATGAATTATATAACACTTGCATCGCAGGGTGATGGAGAAGATTTTGGTGATCTTACTGCTGGTGGACATTGGGGAATAATAGGAGCATCAAATTCTACAAGGGGTTTATTTTGTGCTGGATGGAATAATAATACAGATATCGCAAAAGTAGAAATGTCTACAGCAGGAAATGCAGTTAGTTTTGGATCGTTGGACTATGTACATAGTGGTCAATCATTTAATAATCCAACACATGCACATATTACAGCGGGATCGAATAATCAACGAACAATCCAAAGAATTCATTATGGAAGTGGTGGAGCTGCAATTGATTTTGGAGAATGTGATGCAGGAAATTCTTCTGCTGCAGATTCTAATTCTGTTAAGGGAGTAATGTATCTGGCAACGAATGATCAACCTAATATAACAGGTTTGTTTTCATTTGTTATGGCTAGTGGGGGAGTTGCTCAATACTTTGGGGATTTATCTCAGAATAGAGCCTCATATTATCGTGCAGGAGCAGCTGCAACTAATACGAGAGTGTTATTTGGTGGAGGTGATACTGAACCAAGTAATGCACACTTAAATACTATTGATTATGTAACTATTGCATCGTCAGGAGATGCATTAGATTTTGGTGATTTAACTGAGGCAAGAGATCATATGGGAAGTATCTCTGATTGTCATGGTGGACTAGGAGGTTTCTAAGATGGCAAAAGTACGCATAGGTTTTTCAACCGCATTTGAATTAGAAAACGAACTAGTTGGTATAGGAACTGATAATCCTACCAATACTCTTCAGGCACTTGGAAATATTCATTCATCTAATGCAAAAGCAGTTGGTGTATCTACTCTTACAACCTTTGATGGGTTTGTAGATACTAAGGCATCAATATCTGGTCTTGAAGGTTCTGAACAGGGTTCAATATCTGGTGAGATTATTATTGAAGGTAGTACAACAGTATCAGCAGGAGCAACATTTACAAGTGGTCCAGAGAATTTAACAGTAACAGATAGTTTCACTCTTCCTGGTATTAGTGAAGATAAACCATCAGTAGGAACAACAAGATTTAATGAGGATTTAGGATCACTTGAATTTTATACTGGTGTGGAATGGAGAACAGTAAATTCTTATGTTGATATGGGTAATAGGGGTCGTGGAGTATTTTCAGGTGGTGGATCCATATATGATACTAATGGATGTGATGTTATGGATTATATTGATATAGCATCAACAGGTAATGCAGTAGATTTTGGTAGATTACTTGTTCAAAGAACTAATCATGGTGCATGTTCAAGTTCGACTCGTGGTATATTTGGATATGGTAATAATCCAGGATATTTAAATTCGATAGAATATAATACTCTTGCTTCAGGTGGTCTTGGAAGTGATTTTGGTGATATATCAACGGGTGATAATTGTTCATTTAATTCTAATTGTTCATCATCTACTCGTGGAATGTTTAATGGTGGTTATAAATCTTCTCCATCACCTTATTGGAATTCTGTAATTGATTATGTGGAGATAGCAACAATAGGAAATGCAAAAGATTTTGGTGATCCTTATCAAATGGTATATGCACATGGATCACTTTCATCACCTACTCGTGGTGTGATGGGTGGTGGTTTTGGTAGTCCTGCAGCACCTTATGCGGATTATATAATTCAATCTTATGAAATTGCATCAAAAGGAAATGCAACAAGGTTTGGTGATTTGTCTCATGGAAGGTGGAATGTTAATGGAGCATCTAATTCAGTTAGAGGAGTATTTGGTGGTGGATCTGAACCTACTGTTTCAGTAGTTCTTATGGATTATGTAACTATTGCATCTGAAGGTAATGCAATAGTTTTTGGTGATTTAACACTAGCAAGAAATGGTGCAGGAGCTGTAGCATCTCAAACTAGAGCATGTTTTGGTGGTGGTTATGAAGCACCTGTTAGGAGAAATACTATTGACTATGTAGATATTGCATCAACAGGAAATGCGGTAGACTTTGGTGATTTAAGTGAACCTAGATTTAGAATTGGTGCTTGTTCTGATTCCCACGGTGGACTAGGAGGTTTCTAAGATGGCAAATTTAAGAGCAAACAATGTATGTGGAACTGGCGGAAGAAATGCTATTGATGGATCAGTAATTTTTAATGGAGATGATTATTTAAGTCTTGCAGCTAATACAGATTTTGCGATGGGAACAGGTGCTTTTACTGTAGAATGCTGGATATATACAACAGATTATAGTCATGCGGAAGGTGGATATAGTCAAAGGGTATTTGATTCTAATGGAGGACAATTAGGATGGTATATTACATCTGATGGAACTGGTTTAACTGGTTCATTAGTTTCTGGAACTGATGAAAGATCAACATATAAACCAGGTCTTAATGTTTGGACTCATATTGCACTTGCTAGATCAGGAACAACATTAAAAGCATTTGTAAATGGAGTGGAAGTTGATTCAACAACTAACTCTGGTTCAGTTGCAAGTTCTGGTGCTTTTATTGTTGGAGCAAGGTCGGCTACTGAAGGTGCATTTAAAGGGTATATTTCCAATTTACGTGTAATTAAAGGAACTGCACTTTATACAGCAGCATTCACACCACCAACAGAAAAACTAACAGTAATTGATGGAACAGTTCTTCTTTGTTGTCAGGATTCTAATGATCCAACACAAGAAGCAACAGGAAAGACTATTACTGGTTATGGAAAACTTGCTGCAGGACAACCTATTCAACATAAAAAAGTTCCACCAGTAGGAATAGATGAGGGAGTAGTATTTAATGGAGATGTTAAGATTAATACTCCAGGACATATGTATTTTCCAACAGGAGATACAACACAGAGAGGTAGAGGTCGTGCAGTATTTGGTGGTGGTGGAAACCCAAGTGCTTTAAGTAGGGTAGATTATATAACAATTCAATCAACAGGAAATGCAGTTAGTTTTGGTAGTTTAACAGCAGCAAGAGTAGAACTTTCAGCTTGTGGATCAGCAACTCGTGGAGTATTTTGTGGTGGAGCAACTCCAACTCGTGTTAATACTTTAGATTATATAACATTTACAACAACAGGTAATGCAACAGATTTTGGTGATTCTTTACAGGTCAATAGTGGATCAGGTTCTTGTGGTAGTGATACTCGTGGAATAATGATGGGTGGTAGAACTCCTACTAATTTAAATACAATTCAATATTTAACATTTGCAACAACAGCAAACACAACAGATTTTGGTGATTTGGTTGCTGCAACTCGTAATACATCAGCGTGTTCATCTCCTACTCGTGGTGTACAAGCTGGTGGTACTGCTAGTAATGATACCAATACAATGGAGTATATAACGATTGCATCTACAGGTAATGCTACTGATTTTGGTGATATTGTTGATGCTCGTCACGGACTAACAGCCTGGTCTAGTAATACTCGTGGATGTTATGCTGCAGGATATGATGGTGCTGATAAGAATATTATTGAATATATAACGATTGCAACAACAGGTAATACAACTGATTTTGGTGATTTAGGTGCAATAAAAGGTTGGCCTGGTCGATTTAGTAATTGTGTTCGTGGAGGTGTTTATGGTGGTTGGACTCCATCTTCTCCTTCTAGGACCAATACAATTGAATATGTAAACATAGCAACTACAGGAAATGCAAATGATTTTGGTGATACCTATTCTGATGGTGTCAATAGTGGTCCTGGTGGATGTTCTGATAGTGGTGGTGGTCTTACGCAATAAATATGAATAGGAGAATACTATTATGAGTTTACCACCAAAGGAGATACCATTAGGAGCAATCCGATTCAACTCTGATTCTCAGAAGTTGGAGTATTTTAATGGTGACGTGTGGATGCAGATTAATACATTTAGTCCAGATTTAAATGGTGGTGCTCGTGGTTTTACAGCAGGTGGATCTCCAGGTCCTTATAGTAATGTAATAGATTGGTATACAATACCTACAATAGGAAATGCATCTGATTTTGGAGATTTGACACAGGCAAGAAACTCTGCAGGAGGATGTGCATCAAGAACTAGAGGAGTACTTGCGGGTGGTCATAATGGATCTAGGGTAGACACGATTGATTATTGGACACATTCTGCCCAAGGAAACGCAACAGATTTTGGTAATTTACTTTCTGATAAAGCTCTTAATAATGGAATGTGCTCTAATCAAATTAGAGGTGTTTCAATGGGAACAGACCCTTCTTCAGATGTGTGTCAATATATAACCATTGCATCCACAGGAAATGCAATAGACTTTGGTAATTGTTATAATGGAAACCAGGCAGGAGGAGCTGCAGCTGCCACTCCCACTCGTGGATTCTTACATGGTGGTGGTGTACCTGCAAAAATTAATATAATTCAATTTGTAACTATTGCAACAACAGGAAATACACAAGATTTTGGTGATTTACCAATTACTGTTAGAGAATTTGGTGCTTGTTCTAATTCAACTAGATCAGTTACTTATGCAGGAGATGATGGTAGTCATATTAAAACTATAACTAAAACAGAACTTGTATCAAAAGGAAATGGAATACTTTTTGGTGATTGTGATACTACTCATACTGGTGGAGTCGCAGTTTCTAGTCCTATTAGAGGAATAGTCTCTGGTGGATCTCCAGGCACTATTAATACAATGGAATATACTTCTTTATTAACTTCAGGAGATGCATATGATTTTGGTGATTTAACCAATACTAACACAAATTATACGAGTGGTACTTCTAATGCACACGGAGGTTTAGGATAATGGGAATATTACGATCTGATAGAGTATCTGGATTAGGTGGTGCAAATGCTATTAATGGATCAGTAAATTTTGAGACTGGTAGAAATAAACCAATATTTTTAAAAATCGCATCCGATGATTTTGCGGTGGGAACAGGAGATTTTACACTTGAATGTTGGTATTATAAGAGTGGTTTGGGAACACATGATGATGCTGTAGGTAATATTATTATGGAGACTGGTAATCAAAACGGTCAGAATGGTATATGGTTAGCAGATGCTCAAGGAAAACTTGAAGGAAGGGTGCATTATGGTAGTGGTTCTTGGAATTTGGATATAACTTCTTCATCTAGCATGTCTAATGATACGTGGTATCATGTTGCGATGTCTCGTTCTGGATCTGCAGTAAAGATTTTTATAGATGGAGTATTGGAAGCATCAGGAAGTTCATCTTCTGATTTAACTACTGCTTATTCTAATGAAGCATATGTTGGAGCTCAGGGAAATTCTCCTAGTAATAGAGGTATTGTTGGATATGTTAGTAATGCTCGCATAAGTAATACTGCACTTTATACTGCAGCATTTACAGTACCATCGGCAAGATTGGAGAAACTTTCAAGTACTATTCTTCTTTGTTGTCAGTCACCTGGAAATGTATTACAGGAAGAAACAGGAAAGACAATTCAAACATATGTAAGTGCTACTAGTAATAAAGGACCATCAGCATCACGTTTTGCTCCAGATATAGGAGAAGATCACGGAACAACATTTGAAGACAATACAAAATTTGATACTCTCTCATATATGGTTCCACCAGGAGGAACAACAGCAGAGAGTAATAGAGGTCGTGCAGTATTTGGTTTAGGAAATGCTCCAAGTAATGTAAATAATATAGAATATGTTCAAATACAATCAGAGGGAAATGCAGTAGATTTTGGTGATTTAATAACAGCACAAACAGCTGGTGGTGCAGGATCTTCTTCAACTCGTGGAATATTTGGTGGTGGTCAAGCACCAGGTAAAACTAATATTATTAGTTATGTAACCATTGCAACAACATCTAATGCAACAGATTTTGGTGATTTAAGTGTTGTAAGGGATTTTGTGGGTGGTCTTTCTAATTCTACAAGGGGTTTATTTTTAGGAGGAAGACTAGAACCAGCAAGTGCAAATAGTGATACAGTAGATTATGTTACTATTGCAACCACAGGAAATGCAGCAGATTTTGGTAATTTGCAATCAATTCGTAATTCTGGTGCAGGATGTGCATCACCTACTCGTGGATTATTTGGTGGTGGAGCTCCTCCTAATGGTGGTATGAATACAATTGATTATTTTACGATTGCATCAACAGGTAATGGAACTGATTATGGTGATTTAAGTGTAGCAAGAGTTTCAACAGCAAGTCTTTCTTCTTCAACAAGAGGAATATGGAGTGGTGGTACAACTCCATCACATTCAGATGTAATAGATTATGTAACCATTGCAAGCACAGGAAACGCTACAGATTTTGGTAATTTGACAGTTGCAAGAAGAGGTCATGGAGCTGCTTCTAATTCTCTTCGTGGAATATTTAATAGTGGTGAGGGTTCACCTGCTAATGTTAATACAATAGATTATGTAACCATTGCAACAATAGGTAATGCATCAGATTTTGGAGATTCTACTTTAGCAAGATTAAATCCTGCAGGATGTTCTGACAGTCACGGTGGCATCTCATAAATATGATAGAGGTATAATTACATGGCACTAAAACCACCAGTAGAAGTACCACAGGGTGCTATAAGACTGAATACTGACTCGCAGAAACTAGAGTTTTTTGCTCAGGATCAGTGGTGGGAGATGTCCACTGAAGAGTCTACGACCACAAGTCAGCGTGGTATAAGTGGTGGCGGTCAGCATCCATCACCATCTAGAAGTGTTACTGAAATTGAATATTTTAATTTAGCATCAGCGGGTAATGCATCTGATTTTGGTGATTTGACTCAATCAAGATATTGTAGGGAAGGTGGATCTGGATCCTTTACTCGTGGATTATTTGGGGGTGGTTATAGTTATCCAGGAGCTAATGCATATGTTAATACAATTGATTATATAACTATTGCACAACAAGGAAATGCAATTGATTTTGGTGATTTGAGTTCTGGAACTATGCATCCTGGAACATTTTCTAACAGTATTCGTATGCTTTCTGCATGTGGTCATTCAAGTTCTGGTCCTGCTTTTCCCGTTACTAATCATATTGATTATGTAACGATTGCATCAACAGGAAATGCACAAGATTTTGGAGATGTAGTTACTCCAAAAATGTTTTGTGGAACTGCATCCAATAGAACTCGTGGTATATGGGCAGGTGGTTCAACACAGTATATTCCAAATCAGGGTGATACAAATGTAATGAATTTTGTGACTATTGCATCAACAGGAAATTCATTAGATTTTGGAGATTTAATTAATCCACAGCATTGGCTTGGTGGAACATCAAATAACATTCGTGCTGTTTGGGCTGGTGGTTATGATACTCCAGGAGCTACTGATACTGTTCAATTGACAATAATCCCAACATTAGGAAATACAATTGATTTTGGTGATTTGTCGATTGCGGGACTTAATGCAGCATATTGTTCATCACCAACTCATGGATATATGATAGGTGGAGAACCATCAAGGCAAAGTCGTATTCATCAATTCTCTCTTAATGGTTCTAATGCTGAATCAGTTGTATTTGGTGATTTAACAGCTGTAATTGCATATAATGCTGGACTTTCAAATTGTCATGGAGGATTATAATGACAATACTTAAGACCGACACAGTATCAGGAATTGGAACAGAAGGAACAGTCTTCGAGGGAGATATAACTTTTGATAGTCTGAATTATATGACCCTACCAAAGGGAACAACAATACAGAGTAATAGAGGTCGTGGAATTATTCCTGGTGGTAATCAAAACCCAGGAGTTGTACAAACTATTG